CTTCAGGTCGCGCGATCTGTTACCCTAACCGCTACTATAGCCTAAAAAAATGCTTAAAAAAATATGCGTAAATGTTGGGCCATATACGGTCTTATATATGGGCTTCTTATAAGATAACTTATAGGAAATTACTGCAACGGCGGGTACTTTACATTGTTTTTCGTAAAATTTGATAAAAACGTTCCGTACTCCCCGCTAATTACTATCGGCCAATTTTCCCCTTCGAGTAACTAATTTTTCTCGAATAAATCCCCGAATATTTACGAGTAGTAGCTAAATATGACCAGGAATAGCAGAAGGGGGGTACTTTTACAAATAAGAAATAATCGACTTTTTCTTGATTTATCGGGCTTTTTTTATATTTTTTTGTGACATATAGCGAATAATAGCTTCTTATAAATGTTCGGTAAAATAGGTTAAGTAATAGAACGAGTAAAATGTGTGTATGATAATAGAAATAACTTACCAGGAAAGGATGATCCGGAATGATGGAAAAATATTATGTGATTAAGGTAATTAACACTGAATACGCTCCTATAAGACATTGGTATCGAAGAAAAGAAGGGGAACTTTTTATCGTAAGAAAGATACACGATCAGGAACGATATATAACGAATGGATTTATCAATGAAGATTGTGCTCAAGGTGAAATAGATGATTTTTATTGCCAAATAATCACCGAATTCGAAATGAAGGACGAATATTAATCTTTACAACGAGTTATAGGCCGGTTATAATGAAGATAATTCCAATTAGGGGGTAGTTGTTAATGAGCAAACAAGTTAAGTTATCTGAATTGAAGGATTACGCTTTTATCGGTCATGATGGTGAAGTTATCACAAAGGAAAAAGCACTTGAATTATTAAAGCAAGGTAAAGCTGGTGCAATGGTAGCTGTTAGCGATGAATATATCCAGGATGTTCTTACAAAAATCTATAATGACGTTAATGTTGGTATTGAAAAAGAAATGTATTCATCAGATGTACCTTGTGATCCGGTAGTTATCGATTATCTACCTAAAGAAATTCGTTTTACAGGTGATGCAAGTGATTTATTCGATTACTTTGATCTAACAACAGATAAAACGTACAAAACTATCTATAACGATGATATGGACGTAAATATTTTCAGGGATAGCGGCGTTTTAGTGGTGTTAGATGATGCAAATGATGAACACGAGATACTTGTAGGTGATTATGATATCTTATCACTGGTAACTGAAGAAGAGGTGAGTAAAACATGGAAGAAATAACTTGTCCTCACTGTTCACATGGTTATCATGAATGGTGGGAATTATTAGATTTCGAAAAGGATGACCAGCAATTTAATATGCCATGTGATGAATGTGGAAAAGAATTTGGTGTGAAAGTTGAAGTTGTTCGCACGTTTCATACGTCAAAAGATTTATTGGAAGATGAATAATGCTATTCGCTATTGGTATGTTAATCGGAATAGTCATTGGATTAGCAGTTGCGTTATTAATGGATGAATGGGAGTGATAAAATGACAGTAAAAGAATTGATCGAAATGTTAAATGAACGCACTTACAATGATGATGACAATGTAGTAATCGAAGCTGGTGCTTATGATTTTGAAATTGTCGAAGTGTACAAGGATGGTAAAGGTGATATTTGCTTAGTAAAAGGCGGCGATGAATTATGAGAATGATCGAAAATTTAGAACCTCAAGAATCGTACCTTATCGGAAACGGAAATATGTTGAAGATATTCGTTATTCCAATGACAGGGGCGCGATTATTCGTTGTATATGATCCGTACGGCGAAATAAAAGCGGTGACTTCACAATGAGCATAGCAAATATTATATTTTATGTAATCGGTACGTAGTGGTCATTAAATTTTATGTTTAAAGCAGCTAAAGAAGGCAAAGTATTGAAATTACTTATATTTTGGTTATGTTCGGTTTGGTTAGTAGCTTGCATATTCTTTGAAATTAAAGGGTGGGACTATTTAGATGTCATCAAAAAGTAAATTTAAGCCGTTGGAAGTAGGGGATCGTGTATTTATCGAAAGTAGAAGCTTCTATGATCGACAAAGACCTTCTTTACAGGAAAATATCGTAATTGAAGCAAATAGAAGCAGCGCTTATATATGTCCAGTATACGGTAACAGACCTAAATATACAGAAAAACGCTTCTGTAAAAGGGTTCAACAGAAAGACGGTAAAGTAATCGCTGTTTTAGCAGGATATCATGATATTTTGTGGAGATCAGAAGAACAATTTAATCGATATTACATGATGGTTGAACGTAAGAAGCAATACATTCAGCAAGCTACTGATAAATTGTACAAAATGTCAATAAAAGAACTAGAAGTATTCTTGGAGGTAAACAATGATTAAATACGATAGAGAAGAATGGTTATTGTCGCTTAAAGAAGGGGATTTAGTTGCTTTAGAAAGCGGTGGATGGGGATATAAGCATTTCCAGGTACAGAAAATAGCTAAAATCACTCCAACTAGAAGGTTCAATTTAGAAAGCGGAAGAAAATTCGATACTAGCGGTTTTTTAATGGGACATAGAGATAATTGGTCATCAAGGCCGGCTATTCGTCCATACGATCAATATGTAAAAGATCATTTAGAAAGAGAAGGTTTATTACTTACTATATCAAGAATGAATGCAAAAGACCTTCACCTGGATCAGTTAAGAGCTATTGTTAAAATTTTAGAAACATAAGCAGCGGATTAATTTCTGCTGTTTTTTTAATTTGTGTAATAATTGTTTCAAAGGTGGGTATGGTGTTAGTACAAAGGAGAGTGAGTTGTAATGACAAATATTCAAGACGTTAAACGTGTACATGGTGGTTATATTCAAGGCGAGATCGTAAATAGCCAATTACATGTGCATAAAATTTTCGGATCAAAGTTAGAAGACACTGATAATACTCGTTTAGGATTGAATCATGTTAATGGTATGATTAAAGAGCTTGAAATCATTCGTGATGCTATGGATTACAAGAAAAAAGGGGTTTTTTAATTATGAACAAGCCTGACCAGGAAAGAAACTTAGACATTTGTACTGAAATCAATGGTCAAATTGTCTATATCAATGATGTTTTCAAGCACCGCGACGTTGATTCTTTTATTCAAATCACTGGAATATCACATGATGACGAAATCGTAAATGACACTGAAATTTATTACTTAACACATGATGGTGAATCGGATTGGATGGTACTTGCTTATCTAATGGAGCATTATGAAAAGGTGGAGAGACTATAATGTTTATGGTTAATTGTGATGGGATAGGTTATTGTTCTGTTTATGGCGTTGAACGTAAAGGATTAGCAACATTCTTCCTTGTTTACGCGGAAAAAGAATGGAAATGGGTACTAGCTAAAGATTGTAGACCAGTTGATTAAAGGAGTGACAAAATTGAACATTCTTGAGCATTATATTAAGTCAGTTATCAGCGTTAAGCCTTATACAGCTGAATGGACTAAGGAACATCCACATAACTTCTTGAAAATCACTGTAATTGCTAATTGTTATGGACGTGAACAAGAATACAATCTGATCCGCACTACTGAAGAGTGGGGCCAAATTGAGAAACAGGGGTATTTCATGGGATGAAGAAGCAAAGATGGAGATTTACAAAAGGGCCGACTCGTAATTGGCAATGGGAATGTGAAGGTTGCGGAAAAAGGGATTGCACCAGCACATTAAGACTTCCTAAAGGGTGGCATTTCGGCGGTTATGGTATCGTATTTGTTAGTTGCAATTCATGTGGCCCACTAGAATAGACATCAGGTGTAATATCCTGGTGTTTTTTTCTTGCAAAGGAAAAGAAATGCTTGAAAGGCTTGTCTATAGGGATTATAATTAATTTATAACCAAATAATCGTTAAGGGGGTTATAGTACCATGAAAATTTTATATTATTTGCTAGGTGCTGCTGCATTATTAGTGGGTACTATGTGTTTTGTTGAATCATATCACCACATAATGACAGGTAAATATGAAGCGGCTACAATGGGCATTTTCGGTGGCGTATTCAACTATTTAGCTTTTGTTGGATGCCTGTTTTTTGCTTCTGATTGTGACAATAGAAAAGAAGAATGATTCATACCTGGTAAGGCTTATTGATAGGAGGTTATTATGAAAAGTAAAAATGAATATGGACACGATTTCTTAACACGTCCACGTAAAATGTCAAATGATGTAGTGAAGGTTACTAATTCATCTTTTTTATGGCGATTTGACAAAGAAAACAAAGTATTTACGCTTAGTTATCTAGGTGTAGCTAATGGTTTCCTTAATCGAATCAACCTGGAATTATGTGCTGAAGTTGAAGATGGTCATATAAACAAATATATCCTAAGAAAGAGGGTACGTTAATTTGTTTGATTGGGATTATGTAGTGTTTGCTGTAGTTCGCATGGCTTTTGTTATGGGTATGGGTTTTTTATTTCATCTTTATTTTTCTGAAAAGGGTTTTTGGAAAAGTGCATTATTCTTAATTTTAGCTTTATTCGTATTAGATATCATTATCAGTTTGGAGGACATTAGACCATGATAAATAGAACTGACAGTGAACGTTTAGAAGTGATTATTGAAAAGTTGGGCCAAATTGTTGATTTATTAACGCCTAAAGAAACAAAAATCCAGGTGATGACTGTTGTTGATGCTCCTAGTGGTTTTAATATTGATAGTGATGGTAATGTAGAACTAAACGAAGCAAAAATAACTGAAATACCAAATACAATTGCTCAAGTAGTTAGAAGTACATTTTCACCTAGACATCCATTACCTAAACAAACACGAAAAAACGTAATCAGGTTTGCTAAAGATGCTCACCGTGTATTAGCAAGCAACGTGTTTCCAGGAGAAGACGGAATAGTTTATATGTATCGTGTTATGAAAGATGGTCAACGTACACGAACTTGTTTAGCTGATTTTATAGTGGTTAAAGAAAAACGAAAAGTTATTTGCTTGTTAAAAGATATTGAAACAGGAAAAGTTGTAGCTAGAGGTATTGCTAAATGTGATCCGAAAGATGTTTTTAATGTTGATATCGGTTCAGCTATTGCTTTATATCGCGCTTTAGGATTGAACGTGCCGCTTGATTACTTAAATGTTCCTAATCCTACTGATTTTGAAACAGGCCAAATCGTTGAATGGTGTTCTAATTCAAAAGTAAAACCTAAATACCTAATTAAAAAGAGAGTCGATAACCATTATTCGCTGAAGAACACAATAACAGGTGTTTCAGTTGACAACATTCGTTATGATGATGGTTTGAATGCCAATATAATTGAAGATGGAGTTGAAGTGTGATGGAAATACTTGATTTAACAATTAAAATTCTTGCTGCTGGATTAGCTGTTATTGGCGCTTTAGGTGGAACAGTTTTCTTAACGTATGCGATGAAACATATCAGTGAGAATAAAGAAGCTTCAGAAACATTCGATCATGATGAAGATATGGGAGCTTGCATTGAATATATCATGTATATGGTAACTTCAATCTTCTTCTATGCTGCTTCGATAGTTGGCCTGATCCTAATGGTTGCTTTAAAATTATTCATTTGACAAGTTATAGGAGCTGTATGTACAATGTGTATGTACGGCTCTTTTTATTTGGCCCTACCGACAAAGAGAGGATGATTAAATGTCATTACAAACGATCTTATTAATTATTTTGCTACTTTATATGATCTACGGCGCTTATATCGGAAGAAGTTTTTATGAAACCGGTGATAAATCTTGGTCAGAAGTTTTCTATTGTGCTTCTTGTACGTTATTATGGCTACCATACGTTTTATGGTGGACTGCTTTTGAAAAGAACAAGGACTGATTAATTTCAGTCTTTTTTTATTTGCTTAGAAAAAGAAATCCTGGTACATATTTCATGTTGGTTGTATAATGGTTATAACAAAGGAGGTTGTCCAATGGCTGAAAAAGTTTCTGATGTAATGTATGCTGCTATTCATAAAGAGCTGAAGAAGTTCTTTGTCGGATCAGGCACTAAGGTAGCATTTTCTAAAAAACATCATCTTAAAACATCAATGACGTATCGAAAAGCTAATCATGATGATTACGAATTTTACGCTATTACTTCTGATGGTATTATGATGAAAGTAGAAAATTAATTTTTGACATAATTACGGATAAGCTGCATACTATTTATTAAAGGAGCTGGTAAAGATGAAAAATAACAAGTACGTCAAGAAAACGAAACGTGTGTTGTGGGACGGATCAATGATTATGTGTTTAGTCATCTTCTTCTTTATGGCAATAGGTGGATTAATATATTTCATTTCGAACCTCTAATTAATTTTAGAGGTTTTTTTATTTTACATAGAAAAAGGAACGCTTGAACTGTATTACTATCTGTTATAAAATAGTAAAAGAGGTGATACAAGGATGGCAAGCCGTAAAAAACAGGGATTAGATAAGAAAAAATTACTTGCAGCAATGAAAAGATTCATCGGAACGACTCAAAACGATCCGGAATTCACAAAATACTTCAAAGTAGAAAATGGTATCCATTATTCCGCAACGGATATGAAGAAGAATAACGCTATTGCAGCTTATATCTTTTTAGAAAACATTGAATTGTGGGAAAAGGGTACAGGGGTTGATTACTTCGCTAAACCGGAAACAGGTGAGAATATCAAGACAGTCAGTTCTATACCTGGATTTCCTGAAGTAAGGGGATTGTTTAGAGAAGGGTTTTTAAACGGTTATAATGAGGTTATACTTAACTTAGATGATCTTGATGATTTCATAAAGCTTCACGAAGCGATGGAAAAGATATCGAAATTAAGCGGTAAAGATTTTGCTGCTGGATTTCATGTAATGGATTCTGAAGTTTGTTTTTGGAATGTACATTCAGCTGTTGATTTCAGTTACAAGTATAAGACGGATGTTACTTTTAATGCTGATCCGAAAGTTCACCATTTCTTTTACGATCCGTTGGTTATGGTTAACATCTTCAAAGCGCTGAAAGATTTAAAAACTCTTACAACTTTAAAGATGCATATAAAAGACAACAAAAGTCCGGTGTTCTTTACTGGAAACGATCATGACTACAAGGTTTACATGGCTATTCAAAGAAAAATAGTTAGGGATGGTGAATAAGATGTTAGAAAAATTCATTCCGATGTTCGATATTGGTGAGAAGGTTATAACTGACGATGGTAGAGAAGGAAAGATAGTTGGTTGTAATGGTGATGTTCGTAAACGAAAGGGCCGCCAATGGGTTAATGAAAAATATATGGTTGAATTCAAAGATGGTTCTGAAAAGTGGATAAAGGTTGATGATCTTGAGCTGCTGATTGAATCGGATCACGAACCTGTTAAGGGCCTGGATAGTATCAACGGTTTACTGCAAGATTGTTTATTGTTATCAACTAAAGTACCGCTAGATGTCCGAATTAAGACCATCAAAGAAATGCAAAAAGGCGCTGAAGGTGAGGATTTAACATATGGATTATGAAATGACAGTTACTTACAAGAATGAAGAGGTAGATGTTTTTAACGTACCTTTCGGTGCTCACGATTTGTTTCAATTTATTTCGATGGAATTAGATGCAATAATTTTCGATGATGAAGATGGAAAAGAACAAGTGATTTATCAAAGCGCTATCCAAAAGATTACGTTCCGTGATAAAGATGACGATTAATGAATTCTTAAATCAGATCGAAGAGTTCAATTCAGTAAATGAAAAGGTTCTCTTCTGTCAGAGCATCATCGACAACTCTTCAGATAAAGAAGTTGTACAAGCAGCTCAATCTTTCCTAGATTACACTAGGGATTGGGCTGTTTCTATGATCGAAAAGATCAAAGAAGGCGATGAAAATGCTTTTGACGAATTAATTAACGTTAAGGATATGCGTAATTTCATCCATCATTATGCTTATCACATCGATAAATTCCATCACTTTAATTTTGACACAAATGAAATCGTGAATGAAATCATTGTACAAATGTTCTACCACGTTAAAAAGAATTACCGTATCTACCACGAACCGCATGAATTAAGCTTGCTTATTGTTAGTATGCGCGGCTGGATCAGACAAAAGGTTTCGAAAATTCTAGTCGATAACAATATAGCTGATGGTCATGAAGAATTCAATGAACGATCCGTTTCTGAAAAATGGAGAGACGAATCAGATATTACCCTGGAAGAAGTTTTAGAAAAATGCTTAACTGATGATGAAAGAATCGTTTTTGATTTACGTTTTCACGATGACTTAACCTTTGTGAAGATGGGCGAACAGTTAGGTAAAAGTAAAGATACCATGCAGCGTAAATATTTAGCAATTATAGATAAAATTAAAAATTACTTGGAAAAAGTTAGTGATAAGGAGTGGTTAATGTGAAACTGGAAGAATTATTCGCTTTACAAAGTCAACTAGATGAACATATAATAAAAACTAAGGGATTGACTAAAAGTCAACAAATGACTGATAAAAAAGTCATTGCGTTTAAAGTTGAATTTGGTGAATTCTTGAATGAGGTTAAGGACTTCAAGTTTTGGAGTAACAAACCAATGTCCGAAAAAGAAGTAGTCCTTGAAGAATTTGTAGATGGTATACATTTCTTGCTTACAGTGTCATTGGATAGACAATATGATCGTTGGATTAAAGAAGTCGAAGGTGAATACTACGTTAAGACTAAAACGTTGGATCAGCTTTCGATGGAAGTATTCAATAACCGATTAACGTCTGCTGGTGAAGTAACTGATGCATTCGAAATGATGCTTGCTATTGCACATAAGTTAGGTTTCAGCGAAGAGGATATTCTTGCGGCGTATGATCGTAAGAATGGAATTAACCACGACAGACAAGATCAAGGTTACTGAAATTGACTAACTAGTGTATACCCTTCTGCAAATTTTTTAAAGCTTGTATGCATATTTCCCCTAAAAAGGGATATATTATAAACAACTACTAAAATTTGTGGAGGGATTTTTTTATGAATAACACGTTTGAGACTGTGGAGTGGACACACGAAGAGGACTTACAACTAGGCGAAACAATGTTAGAAGTAATTGCTAATGGCGGCACGGTAAGAGAAGGGTTCGAAAAATATGCCAGTCGGTCAGATGTCAGAACGGTTACAGCTTCTAAATTTAGATTCTTCAGTGTCGTTAAAAAGTTGGATGGTTACGAAGAGAGATATGAACAAGCTAGAGTTTTGGGAGAAAAGTTAAGAAGAGGGAAAAAGACTAAGAATAAAGTCAAACCTTCACAAGTTGAAAAAATGATGAACGAAGATTACGTTGTTTCACCTGAAGATTTCATGGTACTTGCTAGAAAATTCGTTGAGCAGCAAAAGGAAAACGATGTTGAACTAGCCCTAACCGAAAAGGATAAGGAAATAAATGATCTGAAAGATAAGGTTGAACAACTTCAATATAAATTAAAACAATCTAATATAGACATCGATGAATTAAAAACTCAACTAGAAGATAAGACAGAACAATTAAAAATAATTTCAACAGCTTTTGGAATGATTAATAATATCCAGGAGAATGATAAAGATAATCCTAAACCTTATAAAGTCGATAAACATAGTATGGTGGTAACAAGTTAAGTTCTCTTCCTTCTTGGGAGGGGCTTTTTTTGTTTAATTACATATAAAGGTACATCACTTTTGTATTAATGGTAGTAACTATTAATGAAAAGGTGGTGTTTGTGGTGGAATGTGAAGTATTTAGAACTGCTGAAGAGGAATTCAGAGCTTCTTTAAAAAGTTGGGGTGAGGATGATAACAGGCCCTTTATTCGCGTAAAAGAAAACAAACGACAAGATAAGATTCACTATGAATTAAAACATAAAAGGATTTTGGAAGAGAAATTGGGAATATCCAGGTTAACAGGAGATAGTCTTGATAACATCAATTTGATTGATGCTTTTGGTGATATGTATTCACGTACAGGAAATATTAAAGATTTTAGTGGAGGTTTTTAAAATGGAATATCAAGTTGTAAAGTTAGGCAAAGCAAAGCAACACAACGTATTCTTATCCAATGATATTCATGTTGGATCAGAAGCACTTGATGAAGAATTTTTAGATCGTTATTTTAAAGAGGTCGAAAAGGATTATGATAATTCATCTATTTTAATCAATGGTGATATTTTTGAAATGGTTACAAAGAGTTCTAAAGGTGATGTATTTGAGCAAGTGTTAAGCCCTAAAGAACAAGTCGATAGAGCTGTTGAAATCTACCGGCCCTATAAAGAATTAATCAAGCGTGTAACATCAGGAAACCACGATCAACGCCTTGAGAATGAATGTAGCTTTGATGCAGTAGAAATGTTTTGCCGCTATCTAGGAATTGAAGATAAATATGCCGGTACTGAAGGAATCACTGGATTTTCTTTCAACAAAAAGATATATAACGTTCACCAATTCCACGGTGTAGGTGGTGGATCGACTTTAGCAGCTGTTGAAAACAATCTCAAAAGATATCGTTCAAAATCTCATGCTCATGTAACTTATTGTGGACACTTTCATAAACAATATGCTAAACCAATTAAACATTTCGCTATCGATCCATTCAATAAGGTTGTGCGCGAAGAAAAGCATTGGTTAGTGTGCGGTAATACTTGTGTTCAGACAGCTAAGTACGCTAAAAAGTTTGGTTATGAAGAATCATTTCCTTCTCAAGCTGTTCTTCGATTAGCTGGTAGAGGTGAAAAACAAATTGATGTAGATTGGATATATTAACCACGTTTATTAAAGTTATATTACATTTTTGGAAAAACCGAGAAATAGGTACAACTTTATGGTATTTTAATTATAGATTATTTTTATATTATAATTAATAATAATTAAGTTAATAACAATTAGAATTGCATTCAGCAATCGAAAATCAAAGATTTCCGACATAGTTATTAAGTAAATATTATTAAAGTAAATGTTATTAAATATATAATAGTCAATAATAACGATAGGGGAAAGACAACATGAAAAAACTTGCACAAGTCGGTATCATATCGTCTGTACTACTAAGTTTCGGTTTTGCTGCTAATGCTGAAGCTGCTGAAACGCACACTGTAACAAGTGGTGACACTATGAACAAAATCGCAGCATCAAACGGCATGAGCCTGGATAGCTTAATCGCTAAAAATCCACAAATTAAAAATCCTAACATGATTTATGTTGGACAAGCTGTAAATGTAGGTGGACAAACTTCTGTTCCTGCTGCTACAACCGCTACGATTTCTTCTAACGGTATTTCTTCCAGTGATAAGGATTTAATGGCACGTTTGGTTAGAGCTGAAGCACAAGGAGAACCATACGCAGGAAAGGTAGCTGTAGCAACAGTTATTCTAAATCGTGTATCAAGTCCTGATTTCCCAAATACAATTAGTGCGGTAATTAATCAATCCGGTCAATTCTCACCTGTTAGTAATGGAGAAATAAACAAAGCTGCTGATGCAGATTCTATCAGGGCCGTGAATGAAGCTATCACTAATAGAGGTCAAGGTGCTGGATCACTCTTCTTCTATAATCCAAAAACTAGTACGAATACATGGATTACACATCGTCCGGTTACAATTGTAATCGCTAACCATACATTCGCTAAATAATCAACTTGATAAAAATTCCCAACGTACAGGTATTAATCTTTATAGATTAACGCTTGTGCGTTTTTATTTTGTTCAAAGGAGTGGATTATATGAGTGATAATAATTTCCAGGAGTATCTTACTAGGGATGATAAGATATTCAAAACTAACGTCACGCTAGGTAAAGTAAACACAAAAGATTACGACTTGGAGCTGCTGGAATTAGCTGAACAACGTGTACAAAAAGGCACGAACAAGTCAGTAGAAACAGCATTAAAAAGCTTAGTCCATCTGAAGAAAGGAAAAGCTTCTATTGGTAGAAAGTCTGATCCTAACGAAATTGAATTAGATGAATATGGTCTTCATCCTGATTTGTATACACCTCAACAGATGAATTTGATTAAAAAAATCATTGAATCGTATTATACAACCGCTGATGTTTCTACACCTTTCCAACAATCAGGTGTAATTCGTTTAGCCAAACTCGAAGCTAACATTGCTGAAGTTGAAATTCTTGTTGCTAAGAAAAAATTGAAAGAGGATATCGAAAAGCTTGAGAAATTAAATACAATGCATCTTAAATTATCAGACAGTTTGAAATTAACAACCAAACAAGCTTCTGATGGTGCTAAAGGCGAAGATATTTTATCTAATGCTTGCATCGCTTTTGAAGAAACGTTCTCTAATGACAAATTCGAATTCCCTAGCATTGAATTAAGGGATCGTTTGCAAGAAATTCTTATCTCGAAAGCTGATCTTATCGTAAAACTCATTGGTGAGTCAAAAACTTATTATCATTTTAAGAAAGCTTTGATCGAAAATACCGGCCTGGAAATGTCTGATGCAGAAGATATCGGTGAGTTTACAATTGCTGAATTATTTGATTGTTTCAAGATTTTCGAAGATAGAAAAATGATCGAAGACAAGAATGAAACGACTTATGATGATTCAATCGTTCACCGTAAAGATGAAGGGTTGTGATTAAATGCGTAGGATAACGATGGACTATAACCCTAGTCCTTTAAATAAGAATCGAAGACAATATATCCGTGACTATCGAAAAGGCGTTAGACGAATGCACGTTGACTATATTGATTTAATTTGGTATTACCGCGATCATCCAGTAGAAGCTTGTCAAGATTTACTGAAGATCAATTTAATGCCATATCAGAAAGAAATCCTTCGTAAAAGTTGGGGTAAAGCTTTCCCATTGTGGGTTATGTCTCGTGGTAGTGGTAAATCATATTTAGCTGCTATTGATATGGGCCTTAATGTTTTGTTATTCCCACGTATGCGCGTAGGTATTATTGCGCCTTCTTATCGTCAGTCAAAATTCTTGTTCTTGAAATTTAAAGAAGAAGTTTATGACCGATCACCACTGATCCGAAAACAATGTGTTAAAGCTCCATCTACAGGTATGGAACAATGTATCGTTCATTTTAAAAATGGTTCTTTCATCCAGGCTTTACCGTTTGGTGCAAATAGTGGCGGTGCTAACATCCGTGGTCAACGTTATAACCTTGTTTATGTAGATGAATATGCAGCGATTGACGAACACATTGTACGTCTAGTTGTAGAACCAATGTTAACAGTTAAACGTAACTTCGATCCTAACAATCCTGAAGCTTCAGATTCAAACAGAATCGTTATTTTCTCTTCAGCATACTATACGTTCAATCACTTCTATAACACGACACAGCGCTATTTAAACCGTGTTAAACAGGGCGATGATGACTACTATGTTGCTATCGTGGATTACCGTATGCCGTTGAAGTATGGATTGTATGATGAAAAAGCTATTGCAAAAGCAAAGCGCGATAATACTGAAGGAGATTTCTTAATGGAGTACGCTTCTGTATTCCAATCTGAATCAATGGGTACGTGGATACCTACCTCATTATTTGACCGTAAGATTGTATTCGATCAGAACCTTGAACCTATGACTGAAGGTGATCCAAATAAAAAGTATTGGCTACTTTGTGACTTCTCTATCTCAAAAGCTGATACAGCTGATAATACAACATTCCTAGTTGCTGAATATGATCCTGCTGGACAAGCAAAGATCGTTAGTCTTAAAGCACAAAAAGGTATGGAGCTTCACGAAATCCATGCTGAAATCCGTGACATTTACAGACGTTTTAATTTAACTAATGTAACAATGGACGGTGAGAAATTAGGTCTAGCGATTAAAGGTTACTTGACTCAACCTTACATTTGCCCAAAAACAAATATCGAAATGCCGCCTATGATCGATGTAGAAGATGCTAAACATCAACCTGATATCGTTGGTGATAAAATCCTTCACTTAATTAGACATAGCAGCGAATTGAACCACATCTTAGGTTTATCTTCTAAACGTATGGTGGAGCAAGGTAAAATCATTATGCCTGTTCTTCAAGATCGTCACGAAGAAACAGAAATTGAAATGATGTTCCTGGATATGATAGCTCTCAAGAAAGAGGTAACAAACATCAAAGCTGTTCCTAATGGAATGTATTACAAATTCGAACAAGAAAAGAATTCAGGTCTTAAACGTGATAGATGGACGGTCTTTTCTTACCTTTGTAAAACACTTGAAGACCATATGAACAAAGAAGATGAAGAATTTTTCTACTTAGATGTTATTTCTTGAGAAATTTGGTACAAACGTCTGTATTAATGACTGTAGTTAAGCGAATAGAAGGGAGGTTAGATGTTTGGAAGAAGAATTAGCAAATGGAAGTTATAAACCCAAACTACCTGATACAATCGCTTCGCATGACAAAGAAGGCTATGATCGAATTGCTTCAGTTTCCAATGTGAAATTTGAAAGTAATGAATTGTTAGCTGACTATCAAAACAATTTCAAGAAGATTGTTCAATTGGCCCATTTCTACACCGATAAGGTAGGGGTAATCAAATCAGCTATTCGTGTTTATGTGACGTTTACCGCTGGTGACATCGTTTTAGATGGTGGGCAAAAGAAAAACCTGGAATTTATAGAAGAATTCAATAAGAAGGTTAAAATGAATAAGGTTGTTCGTCAATCTACTCAAGACCTTTACAAAACAGGAAATTTCTTTTGGTATCGTGAGACTGAAGGAACTGAAACCGTTTGGATTCATCAATTCTCACCAATCGATACCAATTTAAAGGGCCATCGCAGAGATCGTCCGATTATGACCGTTAATTTAGACACTGATCCGGAAACTATACCACCAGGACTTACACGTAATGCTTTAGGTGAGTATAGCGTACCAATCGATAAAGCTTACCATTGTGCTATTGATCGTGAAGCCTATACACGATACGGAAAAACAATTCTAACTCCCACATTTGAACCTGTACAACATATACAAGATTTAATGGATATGGAGAAAGAAACTGTAAAGGAAGTTGTTGAATTCTTAATCATCTTTACATTAGGTGACAAAGATCGTCCTGCTGGTGAGAAACAATTGCAAGCATTGAGCGATAAAGTTAAGAATTTGAAATCGACTTCACGTTTAGTTGGTAATCATACGTTGAAAGCTGAAGCAATTAAACCTGATTTAGCTGTCTTCAATCCTGAAAAGTATGAAGTGCCAATGCAAATGTTACTACAGTCACTAGGAATTGTCCCTTCCATTTTCACCGGTGAAGGCTCATACGCAACTAGTTCTGTTGGTATGCAGAGCGCTAAACAGACAATGGAATCAGCAAGGAAAGAAATTGTTGAAGCATTGACTGATTTATATAGAGACGTTGCGAAAGAAGCAGGATTAAACCCTGATAAAAACCCGACTGTTTCTCTAGGATCAATCGCACTAAATGACGAAAAAATTAAACATGCTATTCTTCGTGATCTATACCTTGATGGTATCATTTCTGCTGAAACATACGCAGCTGAAAGTGGTTACGATTTAGAACATGAGCAAATGGAAATTAAAGATGAAAACAGCAAGTTTGACATTCAACCACGTCAAATGTCTTCTACATTATCTAATAAAGACGGTGGAAGACCTGAAGAAGATGGTGAGGTTAACAAGCCTGACCAAAGCAAGAAACCTTCATCTGATGGTATGGACTAATGAAGGGAGGTGAACGAAATTGAAAGTGTTTCGTAATAAGGTTAATAAGTTTGAATTGGCAAATAACAAAGAGCACATTGACATCAAATATATTTTAGCTAGTTCTATTCCTAACTTTAACGGTGCTTTGTTCACTGAAGAAGAATTAGAAGCAGCTGAAAAGTCGATTGTTAATGAACCGCTTATTATCGTTCCTTCCTTCATCAATTTACCTACTGGACATTCTGTAACAGATTTTCCAAAGTTAGGTGATGATGCAAAAATCATCGGTACACATATCGCTTCAGAACTTCAAAAAGATGGTGATGTCACTCACCTAGTAACTACTGCTAGGGTTTGGAAAATTCGTCATCCTGAAATTGCTCAAGAAATGGAGCAGCTACATGATAACGGTGAATTAACATTCAGTATGGAATGCCATTATAACCATTCTGAAGTTGCTGAAGGTGGAGTTAGAGCTTTAAAAGGAGTTAAGTTTATCGGAAGTGCCGTGGTTGATGATCCAGCAAATCCGTTTTCTTATTCTTTAGAAGTCGCTAACAAACATAAACAAGGAGGTCATGGGAAAATGACATTAGAAGAAGCCCTACAAAAAATCGGTCAAATGGAAGCAGCTGCTAAAACTCAATCTGAAGAATTGAAGAAAGTTGTAGCTGATCTTGAAGTAGCTCAAAAAGCGAAAAAAGAATTAGAAGCAGCTAAAGCTACTTTAACAGAAACATTAGAAACTGCTAATAAAAATCTTGAAGCTGCTACTGAACAAGTAAAAGCATTCGAGACTGAAAAAGCAGAAAAAGAAAAAGCTGAATTAGCTGAAAAACGTTTTACTGAAATGGCTCAATTCGTGAAATTCGAAGAAGCTGAAGTTGCTGCTAAGAAAGAAAGTTTCGCTGGTATGTCTGAAGATATTTTTGCTTTAGTTCTTGAAACAGCTAAACGTTCTCAACCAGCAGGAAATAGTGAATTCGCTGGTATCACATCAGACACTAAAATTGATCTGTCAGGTTCTAAAGGTTTCCTTGACGGAATCGAAAACGACTAATCAGGAGGTTAAAAAATTATGGCTACAAATAAAGTTTCTTTTTACTACCGTAAAGATTTAAACGTAACTAAACACGGTGAATATAAAGCCGCTGCTGCAATGCCATTTGGTACTGCTGTTAAACGTAATGACGTAACACTTGAAGCTGAAGTTGCTGCTAATAGTGCTGAATTCGAAGGTGTTGTTGACAAAGTAATCTTCAACGTACAAGGCCCTGATGACCTTACTATCGCTGCTAAAGAACGTTGCCGCGTAGGTGTTGGTAAAGATTATGAAATCGTTCTTATGAAAGATAAACTTGGATCAACTGTTGCTGTCGGTGATGCTATCGAAGTAAAAGCTGGTAAATTCCAAAAGAAAACAACTGATACTGCTGTAGGTAAAGTAGTAGCTATTTTCCCAAATGGCGAAACTGTACTTCGCATTAACTAATAGGAGGTTAACAAGATATGCCATCATATACTAAAGCTCAACGCGATAAATTTATTGAACAAGTTCGTAAATATGCAAATGCTACACGTTTAGATGAAGCTGGTAAAAAACTAGAGAAGCGTATTGCTGCAATGGCTAAAACACCTCAAGGTATGAATGAGTTAGCACAACTTATCACTGAAAACCTTGAAGAAGAAATGCAAGCATATGATTTACGTCCTCTATTATTCGAAACTAAACCACGTAAACTTTTAGAAGTGGTTGAATACAAACGTAAAGGTAAATTCCGTGCTTACCGTACAACTCGCGGTGGTTACGTTCCTAAGTCTCAAGTATTCCAGGATACAGTAAAAGCACAACCTGAAGAGTTCTCAGTACGTCCAGCTTGTCACTTACTACAATTAGAAACAGGCCGTATCTCTTCTGTTAACGATCTTATTACAGGTGCTCGTGAAGCTCTATTAACTGAATATGCTCGTTATTTCTACGCTACACTTGAAGCTGTTAATGCTAGTGATACAACTGGAACACTTAAAGCTCAAGTAACAGGCGAAGTTGACAAAACAACTTTAGATAAAATGTTACACGCTGCTTCTGCAAAAGGTGGACAAGTATCTATCGTAGGTACTCACACTTCATTAGCTCCAATCCTTGATTTCGAAGGTTTCACTGATACTCAAAAAGATGAAATCATGCGTACAGGTGATTTAGGTGTTTACCGTGGTGCTAACCTAGTTAAGTTAGAAGAATTCCTTGATGCTGATGATTTAGAAGTAATCAAACACGATACTATCTTTATCGTTACTCGTAAAGCTGGATATGTTGATGATTTCGGTGAAATTCGTTCTCGTGAAATTATCGATGCTGAACATGACGAATTCTCTATCTTAATGCGTAAAGAGTGGGGCTTCACTGTACTTTACCCTGAATACGTTCGTATGATTAAGATTGTCTAATAAAATATCGGAGGGGTTAAATCCCCTTCTTATCTTTAAAGGAGTGGAATGGAATGGCTGAAAAAGAAATCGTTTTAATCAATAATGCTGGTCAACTTTTTACAATTAACTTTATGGGTGCTTTCCCTGTCAACAAGTGGGCTAATCCAGGTGGTAAATATTATTTATCTCAAAAAGAATACGACTTCGTTAAATCGAATTATAGTCATATTTTAGGTAAGCAACTTGTACATGAAGGTGAAGAAGCTGAAGCCTATAACCAAATTGATGAAGTTTCTCCTGAAGCATTTTTCACAATGCATCACACGAAACAAAAAGCAGCGATTAAAGAAATGTCTGATGAAAAATTGCAGCAACTTCTTGATTACGCTGACTTAAATGAAATCAATAAGAAAATTGTGAAAGAGATCGAAGACCAATACCTACAGAACGAAGGTGAATGACAATGATCGATTTCGAGACATTGATCCCTAAACTTCGTACTAGGATTGATGATTTAGATACCGCTGATTTTGAATACAACGATGGAGAATTAACGGATCATCTGCAAAACTCATTAGATAAATATAATATGCAATTGCCATTAGATAAACCTTCAGACGGTCAATTAATTATCGTTGAAGCTATGATTGCAATTGTGACTGCTTTAAAAATGTGGGCCGATGGAGAAAGTTATTCTTATAAGAACGATGCTGTTCAAATGACACGCGGATTGATGTCTAAACATTACCTGGATACACTTAAACAACTTCGTATCGAAAGAAACGATATCTTGGAAGGGAATGGAGGGGTTTACTAATGCGTAAGGATGAAAAAGAAATCACGAACGCTTATTTATGGAAATCCCACGTTTTAATTTTAGATTTAGTTGATTTAGTCAGTGACGATAAGTTGCGACAAAAGATTAAGACTAAAGTTTTAGATGTGGCCCATGAGACACAAGAATTTTTAAAAAATGATGAAAAGTGAGGTTTTAAACTATGCCATTCACAGGTAAAGAAGAAATCTATAATGGTTATAACCGAAAATTATATTTCACAGACGGTACGCCAAACGCGAAACCAACTGATACAAGTCCTACTTACACTTGGACAGAATTAGGCTATGACGATTCTTTCTCTTTCAATGAGAACGAAAACGAAGCGCAAAAGTACAACAAGCGTGAGAAATCTCACAAGAAAAAAGGCCGTCAAGAATACACATTCGATATCTCTCAACTTTACAGCGGTGTTGAATACTCTATCTTCATGTTCAAAGGCAAAACAGGAACATTGAAACAAGTAACTGAAAATGATGCTGGTGACATTGTAGAAGTTAACTACTTCCACAACGCTGACATTAACTCTCCACAATTTTCAGGTGGTGGCGATGACGGTGATGATTCTGTTTCTGCTTCAGGTTCTTACTCTAAGCGTTTATTATACGATGGACAAGCAACAGGTTCTACTTTACTGTTCGCTACTGATGGAAGTCACGAGACTCCCTAATAGCGCCCTTGATTTAGGGGGCTTATCGTATTAGATCGTCTTAGGTACGATATAGTTGAAAAGAGCACATCTATTAAGTTAGGTGTGCTTTTATTTGTATCGCGTGAGTTTTCATCGGTCAAGGCCATTTGTAAGAGAAAAAACTTTTATTTAAAGATATTAATGACAATGTAACTATAATCAAGGAGGTTAAAACATGACTTCATATTTATATGATGATGGTAATGGTCTTCGCACATCAGCTCGTGTCGAACCCACAACAGGGAAACCAATCACAGACGTTTCCAATATGGTTAAAACTAAAAGTGGTCTATGGATACCACAAACAGGTACAGAAGATGGCGCTGCTAATATTCAAGTAGCTGGATCAGACGTTATGTTACCTACACAAATGCAAAGCAAACTTTCAACAGTTATTCAAACACATGTGAACACCGTTGTTGCTTTAAGTGCAAATAACACAAGTTCTTATCAAGATGTTAGTGCATGGTCAGATATCACTATGTCTTTCCTTAATTCAGCTACAGCTACTTGTCAAGTTGATATCATGTGGTCACATGACGGGGTTTCTGCTTTCTTTACTGAAAATGCACTTGCTTCTGCTTCTCGTGTAAATGGTTTTTACCAATTTAAAACAAAAGCTAAATATGCAGCTGTTAAAGTTACTAATGGTGATGGTACAGCAGCTAAAACGATGAACTCATGGTTATTCTTATCACTATAAGGAGGTAAAAAAATATGCCATTCAATGCAAACAATACTACACAACCGCCATTTCAACCTGGATGTATGACATTAACGAACGATGAAGTTATTAAAGTCCAGGATAAATGTGCGGAATTAGAAGCAACATTCGAACCAAATGATTTTCAACCTGTCATTAACGACAATTGGATTATCGCTCGTTATAACGAGTCTAACAACTATACTGAAGCTGTTAACGGTGATACTTATAATGTTATCAAAGGTTATAATCGTGATGTTAACACTCAAGGTATCGGACAAGATGCAGAAGGTAACGGAATTATTATTCCTGAACCTGAACAACCAACAGAAGAACCTACTGAAGAAGCTCCTGTTGAAGAACAACCTGTAGAACAACCTACAGAAGAGAAAGAACCAACTGAAGAGGTGTAACAACCTCTTCTTTTATTAAGGAGGTCAATATGTTATATCCACAAAAGAACTTAATCAAACCACTAACTGATACAAGTATGTGGACTGTTGCTGGTGCTGCTAGTATCATTGATGCTTATTCATTTAAGTTAGTTGCTTTAGCTTCATATCAAGGTACACCAGCTATAGTCGATGTAGAGCCAAATACAACATATACTTTTTCTTTCGAATGGGAAAGTGATGCTTATTCAGTTACACCAAACATTATGTCTTATACTGAAGCTCTCGTCTATGTTGCTCCTGTTTTTAATAATAGTGTCACAAATAAAAAATGGTCAATCACTTTCACAACAGCGGCCAATGTGAAAAAAATAAAATTCTTGATGCAAAATTCAAGCAACACAGGGACTTTTATTTTTAAAAATTTCCAATTAGAATTAGGTTCTGTAGCTACAACATTTGAACCTTATAAGTTAGGGAATAAACCTGTAGCTCAAAAAGGTTTATTTTTTGATGGAAGTTCAGGTGACTACGTTTATTTTGGAGGGATAGCTAAAATTCCTTTTGGACTCACTGACAATTACAGTGTACATGCTAGAATTAAAACAGGAGATATCAAAAATCAATATTATGGTATTTTCTCAACCTTCGAAGCGTCAAAAGGTTTCGAATTAAACATAGATGGTGGCGGTCTTTTCAGACTCGAAAACAATTTACCTTCAGGTGGTTCTATGAGGGCCAATCTATCAGGTTTAAGAGTTATGCCTAATACAACCTACGATGTAATAGCGATTAGAAAAGGAAAAGATGTTATCTTTTATGTGAATGGTGTTTTAGCTAGTACGAGTTATCTTGATCCACAAACAACAGAATTAACCGGAACAGGTTCTAATATGATTCGTATTGGTTCACGCGCTAACCAAATGCAATTCTTAGGAGAAATTCGTAGAGTTGACTTATTTAACAAGGTATTAACAGCTGAAGAAGCGTTGTTACTTTCAAAGGATATCGATGTTAAAAGTGGTTTAGTTGCGAAATACGACTTTAGAAAACCTATTCAAAAAGGTGTAGCTAAAGATTTAAGTGGAAATGGTATTGATGGTGTTATCGTGGGAACAAAACCTGGTATGCAAACCCCTTCATCCTTAGTGCCGAAAAAGAATTTATTTAATGTTAATGGTGGTGCGATTGTAAATAAATCAGGAACTACTACAGGTAGACATTATTCCACTTATGCAACTGATAATCCAAATAGAGCACTTTATTATTGGCAAACACCTGTAAAACCCGATAAAGCTCATTTTATTTCGTGGACGAAACAAGGGTATTCAGTAGCGTTATGGGAATTAGATGGAGCTGGAATAGTCAACTATGATACAGGTTGGAAGAACAGCGCTTTCGGTTGGACTATGCGAAGTGATACAAAAAGTGTGATGTTTGTTGTGAGGAAGCTCCCTGATCCTTCAGCGACTTCAGCTAACGATATTAAAGATTTAGGTTTGCAAATCGAAGAAGGGACTTCTGTTACACCTTTCGAACCGTATAAAGATATTAATCCGAAACCTATGTTTCAACCTAAGAAGAATTTAATATCACCAATTACTTCTTATGATTTGACTAAAGCAGGAAGTACGTATACTGTTCCTGCAGATTTTTATTTCTTATCAGGATTCAACGCTTCTGCTACTGATTATGTGACTGTTATAGGTGATTACTGGATTGAAACTACTGTCACAGCTAACAATAGGGATGTGGTTGTTTTAATTCCTGCTAAACCTAATACTATTTATCGTCCATCTTGTGATACGAACGGTGATGTGCATTTAATGTATTATGATTCAGCTAGAGCCAAGATAACACAAACTTATAATACAATAAGTGCAAACGTAACAGGAACAACACCAGCGAATTGTGCATTCATCGGTTTTGTTTTAACAAATAGAGGTTTAGGCCCAGGTAAGTATTACTTTAAGAATTGGCAACTTGAGGAAGTGGGATCAACAAGCGCTCCTGCTACTCCTTTCGAAAAGTACAAGCCTGTTAACAAACCAGCTGTTAGATATCCTAAGAAGAATTTGTTTGATCTTGATAATTTCATCAAAAATGCAACTAATTACAATGTCACTTTAGAACGTATCGATGACGGTCTAAAAGTTACAACTACAGGTTCTAACACTTACGCTAGGGCATCAGTTAATATGCAACTTAAATCTAACACAAAGTATTCTGTTTCTGCTTTGTTTGGGTTGAATATTTCGAGCGATCTAGTGACAATTAGATTTTTAGGTGGTGGTGTTGATGTTTATTTTAGGTCAATCGATGCACCTAACAAAACATTCACAACTGGAACTGTAACAGGTGAAACAGCTATCATCTTTTATGTAACTTTTACTTCAGCAGCTATGGGCTATGTTAACTTTACAAAAGTTCAATTAGTTGAAGGTGATCCATCAACTTACGAACCATACAAACTAGTCAACAAACCACTTTAAGAGAAAAAGGTTTACACTAATTACATTAATTAATATGTAAAATAAAGGAGGGGTTGAAAATGGATTTAATCGTTTATCTAAATGACGGAACTAATTTTGAAGTTCGCATTGAAAATTATGATCCGATTGCTGTTGCCGAACAATTAAACGATGCAACTAAATCGATGATCGTATTTGGATATTATGTTGTGCAACGTTATTCAGTAGTCAAGGTAATGCCAAAACCGACTACAGAAATTGCAGAACAATAAGGAGGGGCCAATGCTCCTTCTTTTTTTGTGGAGAAAAAACATGCGAAAAATGATATTTATAACTGTAGACAGGTCATACAAGGAGGTACAAAATGAGTGTAGTCAAAAGCTTTCAAATCAATCTTGACATATCAAAAGACATTAAAAACAATCACTTTTCATTCAATCAAAACGATACAAACACCGCTAAGATCATTGTGAATTTGACTAACAATAAAACACCTATTGTTTTAACAGGTGCAACAGTACGTTTCGCATTTTTAAAAGCTGACGGAAAAAGAGTTTATCAAAATGCAACGATAACTAATCCAACAGCAGGAGTAGTTGAAGCATTATTAAGTTCGCAAGTTCTAGCCGTACCGAAAAGAGTCAAAGCAGAAGTAGAAATTTATTTCGATGGTACACAACAAAATACCGTTACTAAGCCATTCGAATTTACAGTAGAACGATCCATCTTGAGTACAGAAGCTATTCAAAGTTCTGATGAATTCCCTATTATCAATACTTTACACCAAAAATTAGCTGATGTAATGAATATCGATTTAACTCAATTAGCTGATGTTGGCGCTTCAATGAATAGTATTCGATCAGACGTTACAACCCTGGATCGTAAAACGGATTGGATTGATGTACGTGATTACGGTGTTAAAGGTGATGGAACAGGTGATGATGCTGTAGGTATTATTGCAGCACTAGCGATGACCGAAACATTAAAACGCAAAAGGGTTATTGTACCTGATGGACTTTATAATATTGGTCAGACTATTGTTGTTCCACGAAGAATACACCTTGATTTAAGTAAAAGTACATTTTTACGGCCCATTAATGATGTTAATGTGATCCAGTTAAAACCTGAAGCTCAATTAACAAGTGGCGTAATCGATACAAGACGTTTCACTGGAAGAACATTTACAGATTTCACAAAGGCTTGTATTTATCTTGATGGTAATGACGTATTCTCACTTTACAACGAATTGCATCAAATCAACGGAATTATGATGTTAGGTGAAGATCATTATTACACAGATCAGAAATGGACAGGGACAGGGATTAGATTCTATTCCGGTAAGGGCGCTAATGGAGAAGCTAAATTTATTTCATTTGTCAACAGTTCACAATTAGGTATCTTTAACTTCCAAAAAGGTATTCATTTAGATGTAGATGCTACTATCAAAACTGAAGATGAATGGGCTTGGGTAACAGGTTGTACGTTTGACCAAATAAATATGATGAACTGTACACAATCAATTGTATTGAATGGTGATCGTACTGTTCCGCGTGATGTAGGTGGAAATATCTTCACAAACCTTCAAATCCAAATTGAACCTAATTCAGATTATGCTATTTATTGCGAAGGTAGTTTTAATCGATTTGAAGGCTTATTTTGGGATTTACAGAAGAACCCTAACCCTAGTATTCGATTTGCTAAAAGCTCTCGTTTTAACGTAATTAAATGCGCTCACGGCTATGATTCACCACAACACTTTTTGGATGAAGGTTATGACAATACTATTGAAAGTTCAACTAACCACACTCCACATAAACGTAACATGGCTTATCCTTTAACGACTCCTTTCAACCCTAGCATGTTAGGAAATCAGGATGATTATATGGTTCGCGGTGATTTACGTGGATATACTTTCTCTCAAACATCTAGTCATCCGATTAAATACGGCGGTAATATGAAAGAGCTTCTAACACTCGAAATGGAAGTTGGTTGTACATGGGATGCAACAAACGCCACTTATGAAAATCCTATTGTATTTGAGATTGATCTTTCTTCTGATCCGATTTGGTACGCTCATTTCATTGGTGTGATTGGGGCCTGGAAAACAAATCCTAAAGGAGTTAGAATTGAAGCTTTTGATGCTATAGCTAATGAATGGATGTGGTGTCATGAAGTCGATAAGAATAGCAGCTATCCTTTTGTTGTTTGTGCGCCGTGGGTAGGAATAAGTAAATGTACAAAGATAAGAATTACAATGTGGGGTACAAACGATCCAACAGGAAAAGATGTTCAACTAAGCCGCGTGTTTGCAATTAGTGGAAAGAACGAAGGTAAAGCTTGGATGCCGAAAGCAGGAGGAAACTTTGATGGAAAAGTTTATACTGTTGGTGGACTTGTTTTAGATAAACGTACAAGTGATCCTGCTGATGCTGTTGAAGGTCAAGTTTGGTATAGAACAGATTCAAGTAAAGCTCCTGTTCGTGTTATGACTTCAGAAGGCGTTAAATCGTTCACAATGCAGTCGATTCCAAATGAATACCTTAACATTGCTGGTGCTGTTAAAAACGGTACAACAGCTGTTATAGCCGAAAATACCGCTGATTATTTTAGAGTCACATGTAAAAACAATTCAGACGGTTTAATCATCCCAATGACTAGTGCTGTTGTTGGAAAAACCTATACACTTGTTTTAGATGTGATGTTACTGAATACAGTAGATGATGTTATACAGGTTCGTTTATATAACAGAACAAAGGCCACTTATTACAATTTGAACTTAGCTGTAACGACAACGGCCCTTAACGTCAAACAACGCATAACTAAAAACTTCACGTTCGCAACAGGAACGACTTTCGCCGCTGGTGATGCAATAGAATTATGGATCGTACAATCATGGAAGAATAGCACTCACGATACCTTTGAGTACAAAGTGTTCAAAGATACGCTTGCTATTTATTAGGAGGGAAAAGGATGTTAACTTTAGTCCACGAAGATATTTGCGTTTATTTGGATTATATGATTTCGCAAAGTCTCAAGAAGACAGGTAAAAATTTGTCATTCATCAATGATTCAATTGAAGGGATAGCGAATTTAGGTAGGTTTGAAATCGAAGTGACTCAAGGTTCTTTTGCAAGATTTACGATCACTATTGAATCTCAAATTGTCACATTCAATGTTCCTATGACTGTTGGTGATAAAATAAGCCTTGACTTAGACAAGAACATTTTTAAAAAGAACGGATCACTGATCTTTACTGACAGCGTTCTTACACTTGAAGACAATTCTTATGTCAATGTGAATCTTGATTTTGTTGGTGATGGTATCGCTGCTGCAACTTATTTCTACAAATATTATGAGAAGAGAACTGATGATCTTATGTTCGTTGATAGCCTTTCTTATGATAGAAGTGTAGAGTATGCTAGTCGTACAAATATCAAAAACCAAAAGAAACGTATTGGAAAGTCCAGGGATACATTTAGTTTCTCTATAAGTTTGATTTGGAATGAAGATCAAGCTGAACTGATCGATGATGAATTCCGTTTACGTCTTATTGATGAAGAAGGTTATCCAATCGAAACAATGGCTGGATGTGTTATAACTTCCGAACGCAAAGGTTCTTCTTCAAATGGTGGAGATTTCACTTACGAAATTTCAGGAAGTTTTGAAAAAATTTATTAAATAAAATGAGAAATGCATTCCAAACCCTTGTATTAATGGATTCAGAACGGAAAAGTTCAATATTTTTTTAATTAATGGAGGGTTTTGGAATGGCAAAGGTTAATAAATTCGCAAGCAAGGTAAAGAAATTAAAACGTACAGGTAAGGTACACTTCAATACTGATGAAGGTGAAGTGTTGGAATTCGCTATCGAATCACGTAAAAGTGAAGATATCGATACAATTAACGGAATTTATGATGCTAAAAAACCAAAAGTACCAACTCGCAAATTACCATCTGCAAAAGGTTTCAAAGTTGTGGAGCAGCATGACGATCCGGAATACAAGAAAGAACTTGGTGTTATTCAACGCCGCAACCTAGCACATCTAGCTTTAATGTTTTTAGCTGAAGATGAAAGACCTGAAGGCGAAGTTGAAGAACAAGTTCAACAAATTTTAGACATTGAACTAGCTGGATTCATCGGTAAAATTGTTAACAAAGGTCTTGAGATTTCAGGTCTTGGTGGCGATGACGAAGAAGAAGAGTTAGTTGAAGTAAAAAACGACTAGCAGTAGGAGGGAAATTGAAAGAGGGCGTTTATGACGATTACATTTACTTAGATATTTGTGAAAAGTACGGAATGAACCCACTCACTGAATTCGATCCCCTACCTGATGACATAAAAATAATGATGAAAGCCAAATGGTTAATTGACCAGGAACACAATTCTGAAATGGCTAAGAAACAAAGTGAGGGGTAGGGCTTATGTCTTACCTCTCATTTTTTATTTATAGGAGGTGCTTTTATGAGTCTAAGAAGAAAGAAATCCACCTTACAATTATTCCGCGATGACATTAGACAAAATATCGAACGTGAAGGATCAGCTGTTGTTTTTGAATGGACTGAAGTAACCGGCGCTGTTTGGAATGATGTTTATGAGGTTTGGGAGGGTGGAGAAGAAACGAAGCAATTCTATCACGAAAGAGGAATAGGTAAGATCATCGATTACAAAGAAGACATTATGGAATCAGAATTTGCACGTTACAACGTAGGTGAGTGTATTGTTCGTTTCGTTTATGATTCTCCTATATTTGACGTTTTAAGTGGAAAGAGTGATGTAACATTCATCTATCAAGGACAACGCTTTAAAATCGATTCTCCGATGTATACAGGTGATATGATCGACAACGGATACTACGCTTTAACTATTCGTGGTGTCAAGGATTACGATGGAGCTGTTAGTCATGATACGAATGAAGCTTGATACAAAAGCAACTGAAAACCTTGTCCAAAAATTAAAGCTGCTGCAAAAAGAAATTCTTCAGGAAACAAACAGTGTTGTTAATGACCTGGATCGTAACCTTGCTGAAACGTATGAACGTTCAGTAGACGAATTAGTTTATGACCAATACACTCCTGAAAAATATCAACGAACACTTCATTTACGTGGTGCTCATGGTGCTTTACAAAGGGACATTCAATTAGTTGGTTATAAAAAGAATTACACATTTCGTATTGATGGTAGTAGTCGCGATCCGATTGATGGTGAAACATGGGATACAAAAGCTTATAACGTTGAACATGGCACAACTGAAATGAGTGTAGGTTTCAATCGTCCTTTCATTGCTCCTACTCAAACAAAATTAGAATTCGAAACTGAACGATTACGGAAATATTACATTGAACGTATTCGCGGTTTTGTTAGAAAGGCGGCGAAATAATGGCAACGTTTGACCAGGAAAAATATATCGAAAGTGTTAAAGCGGTAATAATCGGTTATCTGAAAGGTCTGTTTCCGGATTATAAAATCGCAACTGCTTTTCCTGATGTTGAAGGTACTGACTTAGATTTAAGTAAACCTATGCTTTACGTTGAATTTGAACGTGAATCAAACATCGAAAGAAGAAGGGGAAAATGGGTAGGTGATGACAGCTATCAACGAAGAGTGACGGTTGTTTATTCTATCCAGGTTTTTACAAGTGGTGATGGTAAGGGTGTATTAGCTAGAGATCGTACTATTCAGACATTAAAAGTCGATGTACCTAGAAATGAAAGAGTTTTCGCTGGTCAGGGCTTACGTAAAGTTGATATGCGTTTCATGGGTTCTTATCGATTAAGAGAGCGAATTCATCTAGCTAGGATGGAAGTTTTTACACAAGTAACAATGACTACAATCATGTAAAGGTTGGTGGATTAGGTGTCGGATCAAATTAAAATTAGTTTTGAAGTTGATGGTGAGGAACTAAAGCAGATAACACAAGCTATGAACATTTTGGACAAGTTTAACAAACAAGCAAAAACTGTTGTTGATGGTCTAAATGGTATGGGTACATCAATGAATGGTGTTGGTCAATCCGCTAAGAATCAAAAGAACTCCATCGAAAATTTAGATGCTGCAATGCAATCGTGGTCTAATAAAATTAAGGGCCAACAAAAAGAAATGCTGCAACATTCACAAACAGCTAAAAGAATGGCTAACACTTTAAATCAATTAGGTTCTGATGCTAAAGTAACTGCTGATTCTGCTGGACGTTTATCTGCAACTTTCAAAGATATGAATGGTAATACAGTTAAGATGTCCGGTACTGTTCAACAATTGAATAGTCAGATCGGACAAATGAAAACAACAATCACCGCTACTTCTTCTGCTGTAACTGATTCAAATAAACGTTTAGCTGCAATGAATAAAGAACAACAACAACTAGCTAAAGCTATGGCTGATGGACGTTCTAAATTCGATAATCAATCGAAAGCTGTAAGTAAATTAGCTCAAGATTACGATAAGCTTCACACTGGAACTCGTGACTTATCTAGGGTTTTAGCTGATAACAAAGGTAAGTTCGATGTCTATAATAACGCATTGCAAAAAGGTAGTCAAATCATGAAAGCTTCAATTGATGCTCATGGTAAGTTCTCTCAAACGTTGAAGAATGAACAGGGCCAATTAACGACTATTTCAGGTTATTATGACAAGAACAATCAACGGATCACTGAATACAATCGTAGCATTGTGAAATCTGCTGATGCAATGGGCCGTGCAAGTAAATCAGCTAATAAATATCAAGCTGAATTGATGGGCCTTAATAAACAAGCAAAAAGTTTCGGTGAGTCACTTGAACATTCAGCTACTAAGATGGTTGAGTGGGGCGCTGCTGGTGCTGTAGTATTTGGTATCCAGGATGCTTTCAGAGGTCTAGGCGCAACTATCCTAGAAGTAGATACCCAAATGACTTCATTACGCCGTGTGCTTGACGATGATGTTGATATGGGTAAATTGTTCGATGGTGCTGTTCGTAATGCTAGTATCTTAGGTATCAAATTAACTGACATTAATGAAGCTATGATTGAGTTCGGAAGACAAGGTTTCGATGATAGTGAAATTGAAAAGTTAGTTAAAGCAACAGGTATGATGAAAAACGTTGCTGATATGGATATGGGTATGGCTTCTGAAAACATGACTGCTTTCCTCGCTACATTCAAACGTGGTGTAGATGACACAATGGAATATGTTGACAAATTGAATGAAGTTGATAACAAGTACGCTGTAAGTGTAGACCAGCTATCTAACTCTATTCGAAAAGCCGGCGGTACTGCAAATGCTTTCGGTGTTTCTATGGATATGGTAATCGGTTATACAACAGCTATCGGTGAAGCGACTCGTGAAAGTGGTCAACAGATCGGTAATGCCCTAAAGACAATTTTTTCCAGGGTTACAACATTAGGCGGTGCTGAAAAAGTATTAAACAATGTTGGTATCGCTGTTAAGAATCAGGCCGGTGAAGCTCGTAAAGCTGAAGATATTTTCGGTGATCTTCATAAGGTATGGGGCGATTTAACGAATGCTGAAAGACAAAACATCGCGTTAAAAGTTGCCGGTACTCACCAGGTCAATAGATTTCTTGTTATGATGCAAAACTACGATCAAGCTTTAAAAGCGGCTAAAACTGCTGAAAACTCATGGGGATCAGCTCAACGTGAAAATGCTAAGTACATGGAATCATTACAAGCTAAATTAAACAACTTATGGTCTTCATTACAATTAGCTGCTGTAGCTGCTGGTGATGCAGGATTAACTAAAGCGTTTAAAGTCCTTATTGAAACGACTAATACTTTAGTACAAGGTGTGCTAGGTATGGGAAAAGCAATGGGAGATTTTGCTTTATTATTACCGGTGATTGCCACTGGATTAGGCTTGTTCACATTTAACCTTATGAAAATGAAAACTAATGCTGATCTTGCTGTAATTAGTTTAAACACTGTTGGTACTGCAACACAACAAATGGCCCTTAAAATGGGAGCTTCTACAACTGCTGCAACTATTCTAGGTGGTGCTGTTGGACGTATTACCGGTGGTATTAAAGCAATGACATTAGCATTAGCAACAAACCCTTTCGCTATTCTATTAACTGCTGCTTCTGCAATTGCATATTTCGTTGGTCAATCTAAACAGATGGACGATCAACTTAAATCTATGCAAGGTGGATTTAAAGATGCTACTAAGGAATTCAAAGCATTCCAGGAAGCAATTGCCAATAAAACTGTAGATGAATATTCTGTTAACAAATACAAGACTCAAGTAGATATGTTAAAGGATTCAACAGTTCTATTGAATGGTGTTATGAAAGATGGAGTTAAGGTATATGAGCAACAAAATAACAGTATGGTTGCAATGAAAGCCGGTACTGAAACAATGGGTATGAGTCAGGCCCAAATGAAGAAGCATTATGCTGAAACTACACTAGCTCGTAAAGCCCTTTCCGAAGAAGAAATGACATCACTTACAACGTTAGGTATTTCAATCAAGAAGAATACAACGTTAGCTGATGTTGTTAATCAAGTTAAGAATCGTCAATTGGATGTTTCCGGTGCTGTAAAAGATGCTGGCGATGCAATGAAGAAAGCTGATAAAGAAGCTATCACTCCTGCTATTGATGCTTATGGTGACTTAAATGATGAACTAGATAAAAACGCTACTCTAATGGAGAATGCTATTGGTTTCTCGAATAAGTATATCAAATCCATCAAAGAACAGATTGGTGTAGTTGAATTATTATCAGGTCAAGAAAATTTAAGTAAGGCCCAAAAAGACCTTCTTGAAATGTCTACTCGTAACTTAACTGAAGCGTTTGGAGATCAGAATGATACAACTGCTGAAGTAATCCAAAAAGCTAAAGGTCAAGTTAAGAGTATGGATGAATTGATGGAACTTTCAGGCAAATTAGCTGATGGTACTGCTACTAACGAAGAGAAGAAACGTGCTCAATATCTTCTTACACAACAAGCAACATATGAGAACACTCGTGTAGCTCAACAAGAAGCTGAAAAGGTTAAGAAGGCTAAACAACAAGAAGCTAAAGAACACAACTATACAGCTGGTCAAGCATTCCAGGCTAGTATTAAAACAAATAAAGCTTCTTCTAGCATTTCAACTACGACTGTTCAAAAGATGGGTATTGTCAGAGGTGAATTGAATACAACAGGAACTAAACACGCTGAACACGCTAAATCAGCTCAAGATTCATCTAAGAAAGTACAATTAGCCGGTAGTGAAATGTTCAAAGCTTCTAAACGAGATTTCAGTAAAACACGAGATCAAGTTGACCAAACAAAGAAAGAATACAATAAGTTAGAAGATGAAGCTAAAAACATTCCTAAAGGTATCGCTAAAGGTATCATCAATGCTATTTCTGATCCTGAAAAAGCTATCGCGAAATTAGCAGAAAGTCTTGTTAAGAAATTTAAAAAGGCTTTAGGTATCAAATCACCTTCTCGTGTATTCATGGCTTTAGGTGGACACGTTATCGATGGTTTAGTTAATGGTTTAGATATCGGTAACTTAAAAGCTTTAGGTCAGAACGCATTTAAAGATTTCGCTGATGGAGCTTTCACAACTTTAGATGACATTAAAATGTTCTTAGGTGGCGGTGGTAACTTCAAGAATCCTGGTGGTGGTGGAGCTGGATGGAAGTCTATGATTTATGCTGCTGCTGCTCAAATGGGTATTTCGGTCACTCCTTCAGAAGTAAATGGTATTATTGCCCAAATAAATAGGGAATCCGGAGGAAACCAAAACATCGTCCAATCTAGTGCTGTACGTGACATTAATACTAGAAATGGAAATCCGGCTAGAGGACTTTTGCAGTATATACCCCAAACATTTAATGCGTATAAAGTCCCAGGACATAACAATATATATTCCGGTTATGACCAACTTTTGGCCTTCTTTAATAACACAACTTGGAGACGTGATTTGCCATATGGTAAGAGAGGTTGGGGGCCTAGAGGTGGTACACTGTTCGCAAACGGCGGTATTACAGGATCGATGTACCAACAGGCACAAAGTAACGGTAATGTGCCGAATGGAGGATTTATCGATAAACCTCATTTCGTAGATGGTGGACGTGGTATTGCAGGAGAAGCAGGAGCAGAAGCTATCATTCCTTTGTCCAACAGCAGAAGAAGTCGTGCTTTAGACCTATATTCTCAAGTTGGAAACATCTTAGGAGTTCACGCTTATGCTAATGGTGGAGTAACCAAAAAGTTAAATTACACTGTTCAATCAGGTAACACGCTTTCAGGTATCGCTACACTATTCAAAACTTCTGTTGATGCACTTAAAAAGATCAACACTAGCCTAGCTAAAACTGCAAGCAGTAAAGCGTTAACAGCTGGTATGAAGGTTAATGTAACAGGTTTGATTAAAGATGATGATTCATTCAGATCAAACAGTTTACTTGATCCTAACCGCAAAAAGCCTGGATATGTTCAAGCTGAAGACGGATCATGGGTTAAGAAAACTATGTATAACGATCCTTCTTATGCAGCATCACAAAAAGCTGGTAAACCTGTAGCTGCTAAACCACCGGCAAAAACGTATGCTACTAAATACGGTCATGTAACAGCTGTCGAAGGTGATTATAGCGAAATGATGTCTACAATTGGATACTTGCAAAACAATGGTATCTATAACGATTCTCAAGCATTATACGCTATGAAATCTCAAGTTCGTCCTCAAACAAGAGGAACACAAGACCGCCGTGCTTACAATGATGCTCAAATCGATATCATTTCTAAAATGGATAACGTTAAGAAAGCTTCAGAATGGTTCAGAAGTGCTAACTTATTCTTATCCGGTGATGATTGGAAGAAAGCGTACAATCAAACTATGGAAATGGTTAAGGCTAATGCAGAAGCGAAAGCACAAGCTGAAAATGATTCTAAGTTAGCGAACCGACAAGCGACACTATCTCGTGAACAGACTTTAGGATTAGCTACAGACTCACGTACTTCTTCTTATTTACGTGATAATATCCGTGCTTATTCTAAGACTGATGAACAGAAGTTAGCTTATAACACGGCTCAAATGGACGTATTCAAGGGTATGGAAAACGTCAAAACGTTCAGTCAATGGTTCGATCAAGCTAAATTGTTTGGTACTGCTGCTGAAATCAAACAAATCAAAGAAAACTTGACTGAAATCGTTAAAACAAATGCTATCGCCGGTGTAACTAATGCAACAAACGCATGGTTCGATACATTTGACAAACGTACTCCTGCTGTAATCAAGAACCTGGAACGTACTGTTAACACAATCGATTCAATCAAAACAGCTCAAGAAGATGCAGTATTGAACAGTAAGATTGATTCTTATATCGCTGATCGTCAAGCAGCTCTAGGTTTCGATAACCGTACTGATATTGAGAAAAAGCAGTCTAAAATGGATTCTATTAAGAGTCAAATTGATACAGCTATTCAGCAAAACGCTGAACTCAAATTTAAGACGGATGGTTCAGATATCGATGCTAGACTGAAACAACTTCAAGCAGATAAGGAAAAGTTGAATCAAGGTATGAAGGAAACTAGTGACTATGGTAAATCTAAAGGTTTATCAGATAAGGACATTAACGATTCTCTTCAACGCTATAAAGATCAACTTGCAGCTATTCAGGAAGAAACAACTAAGCTGATCCAGCAGAAGAAAGATTCTGTTGATATGTTCAACTCGAACGAAGCGGCTATTGGTTCATTAACTGAAGAGTACAAGAAATTAGAACGTGAAATGGAAGAAACGCAACGTAAAGCTGATGTGCTTCAGAAGATCAAGGATAAAGTTAACTCTATTTTTGATTGGGATACAAGCAGCGTGTTAACTGAAAAGACTGACCAGTTCGGAAATACAGTTCGTGATATTGAAGGTAATGTTCAGAAAGTCCTAGACGTTCAGAAAGCTATCCAGGATATTACAGCTGATATTTACAGCAACATCGGTAAAACAGTCGATGAAATGGTTACAGAAATTATCTCTTCTCAATTACCGTCTATCGGTGATTTGATGGGTAGCGATACTGATTATGCATCTATTTCTTCAGGTATCAACGGCGCGATTGATTCAGTTAAGCCAACATGGGATGCAACATTATCTTATATGGCTCAATCAACTTCTCAAATGTTCAGTTCTCAAAATTGGCAAGCTGTTTCTCAAGGATGGATTCAAAGCATGGGTTCTACTATTCAATCTCTTCAACCGCTGTTTGAACAGATGATGGTAACGATGCCTGAAACGATGGGTAAAATGTTTGAAAACCTACCTTCACTTGTATCTACTGCAATGCAGAACATTACAACAGGTATTTTCAACACTGTTATTCAAATCCTTAATCAAATGGTTGCAACGGTTAATCAGATCGTTCCTGCTGCTCAACGTATTCCTGCTTTTGAGTCAATGCAATACGCGACTCCAACGTACACGCAAAATAACGACAATAGCTCTACAGAAGAGAAGAAAGTATACTCTGCTGATACTAATGTAGTTAGAAACGTAACGTATGTTGTACAAGCCGGTGTAGTTGTCGGAACGCAAAGTGAAATGAAAGAATTCGCTATGATGATTAAAGAATTGATTGATGAAGAAGAAGGGCGTGGTAATTAATGGATCACTTTAGATTAGGAGTCAAAGGAGAGGGCTATGCCTTCTTCTTTCCTGATTCTTTTAACAAAGACACAAAAATAATCGGTGGACAAATCAGAAGATCAATTAGCGGTAAAGCGAAAAGGGATATTACCACCACTAAGAAAGTATTTTCAATGGGTTTCACTTATCTTTCAGCTGATGAAGTTGCTGCTATTTACGAACAATTCCTAAAGAATATTGAGGATGGAAAGGATTTAACCTTTATTGATGATGAAGGGAATGAATTTATTGTAATGTTCAGTGGTGACAATTTTGGAATTAGTGATCGTCAAGCTGATGAAGACATTTATTGGTCAGGGACTATTAACTTGGAAGAGGTGTAAAGGATGGAAGGAAGATTAAAACAAACAATCAGACATCCTAAAATGGAGGTCTTAGTTGATTTTAATGGTTTGGGCCTGGATAGAATTAATGAGTGGGAGAATATCACTGATTACGTCCTAGATATTTCAGGTAGTAAAGAGAAAGCAACTGAATCCGTGGGCGGTGTTACTAGTGATATTGTTACATTTGCAACAGATAATAAAGGTAATGTATTTTCAAATACTAATCCTAAAAGCCCTTTTTACCAAAAGGTAAAGTCAAACACGAAGTTCGTATTAAAAACAGGATTCAAAGGTGAAGAATTAAAAATTTATGCTGCTGGTATCATTACTAAGTTCGCTCCTTCATGGAACGACAAAAAGTATAATGTTAGCGCTGAAGATTTCTTTTATTTGCTTAAAAATACTGATGCTCCTAAAACAGCTTATCAAGATATTTCGTTAGAAGAACTAGTGAACGTCCTTTTGGATACAGCTGAAATTCCTTCACAAATTAATCGGATCATACCGAAAACGGAATTCAATTTTCAGTATTTTAAATTTGAAGAACCTGATTGTTTTAGTGCGTTGAAGAAGCTCATGGAGATTTCTGTCGGTCAGGCATACTTTGAGGGGCTTAATTTTGTATTTGAAACAAAGTTAGCATTGGATTATGAATTAGATTTAACCGTGAAACACACGATTGAAGAAGATGACATTTTTACCTTTGACGAAACTGTTGAAGATTCGGATATCATCAATGCTGTTTCGATTATCTCTAATCCTAAAACGATTTACCCTAAAGAATTAGTATTCCAAACACCTGAAAATATTGTACAAGTAAATGAAGAACCTGTTACATTTGGTACTGGAACTTCTTTTTATATCGACAATACTCACTTACCAATCATCAACAATGCTGAAAATCCTATTTCAGTTAAGAACTTGACTCAAGGCCGCACAATCAATATTAATAGCGTTGATATTAACACAGGTAAAATCACAATCCATCCTGAAAGTTTAGCTTATGTTGCTCAAGGTGACTTGTTAGTTGTTTCTTATTCTTATCAGCAGCTAGTTTTACTTCCAGGTCAAACAAGAACTTACTCACTTAGTTTGTCAGGTGAAGTACACGCTTTAACAGACGTTGATGTAGCTGTTTGGGATGCAACAGGACAATTACCTAGAGAATACTCAACAACGCCAAATAAAGCAAATACAGTGTCGTTAAACCAATTCACTTTCAATCAAACTTCAGGTTTGGTTACTGTTGTTTTGAAAAATAATTACGCTGAAGGTATCACAATTTCTACGCTGCAATTACGTGGTAATCCAATTAAAAGTGCTAATCCTTTAGAGATTTATGTTCGTGATCTTCCTTCTATTGACGAATACAAGAAGCAAGAATTACAAATTACGAATAACTATTTCACAAACACTAAATTAGCTCAAAAGATTGCACAATTCATTGTTGATAATCGTTCTATCACTAGAAAGAAAATCGGTGTGGATATGGATGGTTACACTGAATTAGAACTTAATGACATCGCTAAAGTAATCGAAAATGAAAGTGGAACTAACCACACATTCTATGCTGATCGTATTGATTACTCATTTTCTTCTGATGGTGGATGGTCTGCAAAAGTAACATTCACTCAAACAGAAACGGAACAATGGGTTTATGAATCATTCAAAGGTGAATCATGGGAGAAAACAAATCCTGGAAATCCTATTGATGACTTCATTTTCGAAATCAACGCTAACATGGTTAAGAATGGTGGAGCTGAACTTCATACTGGAATTGCTGATTATGTAGATGCTGGTGCTGTTGGTTCTGCTCATTACGTTCCGGATTATTGGAGATTCACACGTTCAACAGGTAATGCTTCAGCTAGAATTCGTACCGGTGGAGAATTAGCTTTACATGCGGATCAATCTTTTGAAATTACAACATCAAATAGCGGTTCAGGTTATTACGAACAAACATTAACAGGTGTTGTTCCTAGTAAGACTCATTCAGTATCGTTTATAGCACGTTTAGATGGGTGTAGCGGCGTTTTTATTGTTGAGCAATACGAAGGTTCAACACTACTAAAAACTCTTTCGTATGACCTTCCTGAAGGCTTAAAAGAGTATGAATTCCAATTCGCTTCTGAATCTACAGCTGACCAATTTATCATTAAGTTCAAAAAGAACGCTGGTACAAAAGGTTCTGAATCAATGATCTTTGACAAAGTAAAAGTTGAAGAAGCAGAAAAGGCTAGTCTTTATTTAGAAGCTAATGAAACTCAAACTGTTCAAGCTGGACAAAAGTATGATAATTCAGTTATAATCGGTAATAACTACGGTGTATCGGTTTATGATGCTAATAATAATCAACGTGTTCGTATGGGCCAATATGCACCAGGAAAGTACGGTATGCGTATTGACAATGGAGCACTTGAAATTGTTAACGGATTATTATATGAGCAACTAGCTACTGATGTAGGTAAGAAATTAAACATCAGTGAAAATAACGCTATCACAAGTTTAGCTACTAGTATGTCAGGGATTGACGGTGAATTAGGTACAATTTCAGGTACAATCGAAAGCCATGCAAGCCTTATCCAGCAGAACTCTATAGCTATTTCACAAAGGGTTTTAACAACAACTTACACTACTGACAAAAACGGGATCTTACAACGTTTAAGTGATGCTGAAACTGCTATCGACCAAACCGCTGAAAACATTACACTATTAGCAACTCAAGAATCTTTTAATGAACTAGGTGAGATCATAGAAGCTAATACAGCTGCGATAAATGTGAATGCTCAAGCTATTACTCAACGAGTTACAACATCAACATTCAATCAGGCTATTACTGACACAAAAAAGTATGCTGATGATTCTGCTACTGCTAAAGCTGGTACTGCTGAAGCAAATGCTAAAGCTGCTTCTGAAAAGAACATTTGGATCGGAACATCAGCACCTACAGATACAACTAGAAAATGGTTAGATACAAATACAACTATTCCTATCTTGAAGTATTATACAGGTGGTGCATGGAAGAAACTGATCCCAACAGCTGCTTCAGAAGTCGGTGCTGAAACGCCAACAGGAGCACAAACTAAAGCAACAGCAGCAGAAAAGAACGCTAAAGATTATATGGATGGAATGAACGCAACTATCCAGGAGCAATTTACAGCTCAATCTTCTAGTATTAGTGTGCTTGCAGGGAAGATCGATAGCAAAGTTGAATCGACAACTTACACTCAAGGTATCGCTGATGCTAAATCTTATGCTGATGGTAAAGCTGCTACTGCTGAATCGAACGCTAAAGGTTACGCTGATGGTAAAGATGCTGTAATCGTTGAACGTGTCGAAACAAATGAATCATTAATCAGTCAACAAGCGGATAAAATTCTTTCTATGGTTACTAAAACTGAATTCAACAGTTTAAAAATCGGTGGTCAGAACAAAGTAACCGGAACTGATCTTAAAGATATTTCAGGGTGGACTAGATGGAATGTTGGTACGCTTACATTAGGTACAGCTGATTCAAGTATTCCTAAGAACTATCTGAAAGTTGAAACGAAAGATGCTTCAGGTAATAACTTAACTGTTGCAAGTGGTCAAGCGATTGGCATTCAGCATAGTGGACGTACTTTTAAAGTTATTGCTGGTCAAAAGTATACAGCTTCTATGATAATCGCTACTAGTGAATTAGGTGGTATATTAGATTACCTTTACATGATTCATAAAGATGGACAAGGTAACATGAGATTGAATAACGTTGATACAAGTCAGTTTGTAACTATTCATCCTGCTTATAGCGGCGCTCCTTCTTCTTATGATTTCAAACTAGTCTACTTCACATTTACAGCAGATCGTACAGATGATGTTTACTTGCTAATCGGTGGTACAACAAAGAGAGCTTTAGGTTCTACTGCTTATGCCTGGATTCGTTTTTATGACTTCAAGGTTGAAGATGGCGATAAAGCTACTGCTTGGACTCCTTCAACGGAAGATGTTAAACAAGATATCAGCACTTTGTCTACTGCAATCAAACAAACAGCTGAAGATATTGAACTTAATGTAGTTAAAAACAATAAAGTGTTAACATCTATCAATGCTTCTTCTGAAGGTGTTAAGATTAAAGCTGATCGACTTGATATCACTGGATTAGTAACGTTTAACGTTCTTAATTCCGATATGCAAAGTAGAATCTCCAATGCGGATCAAGCTTATGCTGATACTGCTAGATGGAAGTTACCAAACACAACTTTAATCAATGGTGGCTTAATTGCTGCTGATACAGTAACCGCTAGTCAGATTTTAGTTGGATCGTGGGAAAACTTATTCCAAAATGGTAACTTCGAAAAGAAAACCGCTGGATGGAAAGATGCTTCTGCTTGGTCAGTAGTTAATTCACCTAATACAGCTTATAACGGAAATTATCATGCTAAAGGTACGTGGGGTTCTTCTTCTTCAATCAGTTACTATGATGACCGTGAAATAACGGTTCGTGGTGGAGAAACTTATTACTTTGAAGGTTATTTCCGTACTGATATAGCAACAACGACTCCTACTCGTACAATGTTAATCCTGATGAACGATAAATTAGGGAACAGAACTTATATTATCAAAGAGGAAACGTTAACTACTTCCTGGAAGAAGTTTTCTTACACTTTTGACATTCCTTCAGATATTGTTTCAATTCAGATCGGATTAAGTGTTAAAAGTGGTCAACCTTCAGGATACGCTACTTATGTAGATAACTTATTCTGCAAAAAGATGGTTGATGGATCGTTAATCGTTGATGGTTCTATTACAGCAAGTATGATTAAATCACTTAATGGCCTGAATGTTGGTGGAGGTCAATTCGTAGTCGATGGAACAGGAAATGTTGTAATCGGTGCTGGCGCAACGTTAAAAGCTGCTAAATTCGAAGGTCTAAGAGGTAACACTATCTCTTTCGGTGATTATGGAGCTAAGATTGATACATCTATCGCTGGTGTTATCAAACGTACGCGTTTTGCGACAAACGACAGCACATATTTAGCCATTGATGATGATGGACGTTTCAACTTCGTTACAAACACAAACTTCGATTGTTATGTAGCTCCTGCAAGTGGCGGCCACTACGTACTTAAACTAGGTTCTGCTATGATTAAAGGTTTAGGTACAGGTGGGACGATGCAAGTTCGAAACTATGATGATAGCTTGTATGGTGATTTAGCTGCTAAAGATTTGACTGCAACCGGAAACCTAGATGTTTGGGGTAGAGGAACATTAAAAGGTACTGATCTAACTATCCAGGGAACAACAGGTGGTATGCTTAAATTGAAAGGTTCTCCATACGCATACACTGAATTCTATGCTAACGGAACACAAGTTGGATTCATTGGTTTAGAAGCAGCTTCAGGTCAAAATAACGTGATGCTTCAGAATAATAACGGTGGAGAAGTATTGATTAAAACTGCTGCTGTTCGTGTTAAATTTGACCGATCTGTTGGGCAAGTTGTTTTCAAAGATCAAAACGATAATGGTTACGTCAATGTTGTCGGTAAAGAATTTGTTCCTAACTCTTTAAGAGAACGTAAAAAAGATATTAAACCTTTCACATTGACATCTACAGGAAAGACAGCTTTAGAAGAACTTTGTGAGACAACAATATTTAATTACCGTTTCCTTGAAGAAACAGACGTTGATCCGCTAAGAATGGGTTTAATTTACGATTCAGCACCTTTTGAAGTTGTTGATATCACTGGACAAGGTATCAGTTTGTACGGTATGGCTGCATTTAATTTCCAGGCTACAAAAGAATTAAACGCCAAACTTGAAGAAAAAATTAATGTTTTAGAAACAACTATTGATTCTTTAGCTGCTAGAATCGCTGTTTTAGAAGGTAAATAAGATCAAGGTAAAAATTGGGATGGTTTTTATAACCATTCCTTTCTTTTTTGTGAGATTTTGTATTTTAATATCTGTATTAATGGTACATGAGACAATTTTAGGAGGTGTTCGGAATGGACAAACAACAATTACAACCAACATTTGAAGATGTGGTTAAAGAATTAAAGGCTAGAATCGGTGATTTAGAAGTAGAAAAAGCTATTGCTGTTTCTGCAAACGCTAAAAAAGATGCTTATATCGCTGAATTAGAAGCTAAATTACCTCAAGAAGAACCAAAAGAAGAAAAATAAGGAGTGAAAACAGATGGTTTCTGAAATCACTAAGACCGCTTCAGAATTAGCTGGTTCACAGTTTGTTTTCGGAATCCTTTTCATTCTTCTTTTGGTTGCTGTTTTGTGGAGTGTTCATAAAGCTTTTACTCAAGTGCAACAGAATAATATCGCTCAAGGAAATAAAATGGACGATATGCACTTACAACGACAAGCTCAACTAATGGAAATATTACAAGAAAACAAGTCCGAAAGCAAAGAACGCGAAGAAAAGTTATATGCAGAACGAGAAAAACTAGTTCTAACTATTGATCGTTATAATGACCAATTAGAAGCTATCAGCGATACACAAGCGAATACAAACGAAACACTCACAAAAATGCAGGACAACTTAGAGAATCTTCAGTCAAGTTTTACTGAAATGAATTACAGTGTAAGGGTATTGAATGATCGTGTAGATCGTATTGAACGAAAAAAGGATTAAGGAGTGGTAAATATGGCTTATTCATTAGATGATTTATTGAAGAAAGCGCAACCCAAATTAGAAGGTGTTCATCCATCGGTTCAGGCATGTGCTCTACAATTAATTACAAAAGCTTATGCTAAAGGTTATAAATTGATTATCACACAAGGACTTCGTACAATCGCTGAACAAAACAAGTTATATGCAAAGGGCCGCACAACAGCACAATTAAGAGCTGTAGGAATCACTGGAATCGCTGGTAATCCTTCTGCTGCAATTGTTACTCGTGCAAAAGGCGGTACATCTTATCATAACTACGGTTTAGCTTTTGACATCGGTATTTTACGAACAGATGAAAAAGATGTTGATTGGACTGATTCAAAATATCGTCCTATCGGTGCTTTAGGAAAGGAATTAGGTTTAGAATGGGGTGGAGATTTCAAATCAATTAAAGATACTCCACACTATCAATTATCTTTCGGCCTTTCTATTGCTGATCTTCAAGCCGGTAAACGTCCAAAAGGTTCAACTGTTTCTGTTCATCCAGGAGTTCAAGTTGTTAAATTGGGTTCTGAAGGCGCATTAGTTAAAGATGTACAAATCAAACTTAATAAATTAGGTTTTGATTGTGGTGATCCGGATGGAATCGCCGGTAAGAAAACTGTAGCTGCTATCGAAGACTTCCAGGCTAAATTTGGTCTTTCTAAAGATGGAATTGCTGGACGTGACACTTTAGCGAAACTAAACGAATTAGCTGCTGAAAAAGCTGAAGAAGTTAAAGAAGAAGCTGAAAAGAAAGATTTACCTAAAGTTGAATCGTTCGGCGGTACTCCAATTCGTGTAACTACTATCACTGATGCAGGAGTTTATGCACACGCTGACATTTCCGGAAAGTCTCGTACAATCAAAAAAGGTACAACTTTTAGAGTATATGGAAACACTTATGCAGCATGGGCCGTTAATGATGGTTTTGTTCAAATGAAAGATGTTGAACCTCAACCAATGACAATTCATACCGGCGGCGTTAACATCGCTATGCAAACTGAATTGAAGCGTTTTATGTCAGGTCTTAACAAAGATACTGTATTAATCTTCAAATCAGAAGGTGGTAATCCTTACGCTGAAATTACTGCTAAAGGCTTAGTTTTAGTTGAGATTCTTCGTTACCTAAAAGCTAACAAATGGTATTACAAAGAAGCTCCAAAAGCTTAATTTCTAGGAGGTGATACAGATGGACAAAGGTACTTTAATTCGCACGGTGCTTTTAGTAGTGGCCCTGATTAACCAAACGTTAATTATGGTGGGTAAACCTGTTTTACCTGTTGATGAACACCAATTAACAAACCTAATCGACAACGCTTACTTATGGGGATCGACTGCTTATTCAATCGTTATGATCCTGGTAGCGTGGTATAAGAATAATTTCGTTACTAAGAAAGGTAAGGCTCAAAAAGAAGTTCTGAAGAAGCACGGTCTTACTAAAGCAAAATAAAAAAAGGAGGGCATAATAGCCTTCCTTTTATTTGTATTTGTATGAAAGTAATTTCATCGCTGTTCTTTTGAATCTTAATTTCCACACTCTTTTCCAGTAAAAAGGACTCAATTTGTTTAGCTGCTTTAACAAGATGTTCATAACAAACCTCCTTGAGCTTATTATATCCTAACAAACCGGTTATAATCCATCATCGGAAAGATATGATATTCAATCTTATTCGCTTCAATCATTTCTGCTAAAAATCCAGCTATATCATTTCCGATAACATTGCAATATCCATCTTTCAGGAAGTTATCGAACATTTTATCTACAACTAGCTTTTTGCGTTTTGTTTCCATTTCTTCTTTCCTCATTAGAAAGTATTCAGCGGCATGTCCACTTAATTTAATTCCCTGATCCGTACGTTCAACTTCAGGAGCTTTAAATTGTTTATTTTGGAATTCTTCGATCCTTCCTTGCAATTCATATAACCTTTCTTGCAAATTATTGAAATTAGCGCCAAAAATATCAGCAATTTTGATGCAATCTACAACTGATACGTTCACGGCTTCGAAATAGCCTTCTGAAGACTTATGATAACCTTGAGAGTAATTGTATTCCGATATGGTGAAAAGACCATTAGACTGCAATCTGAAGCTAAGAAAATCACGCTTTGAACTCCTTTCGATGGAAGCTCCTGGAAAAGTTGTAATTCTTTTGTTCATTTGTAAATTCCCCCTATAAAATTATAATGCTAAAGCTTGTCCTGCTGTAATTTTCTTCAAATGTCTAAGAACTACTTCTGTAACTTCTAAATACTCTTTATCACCAAAAATCTTGAATAATTCCATGTAGTCGTTGTAAACATCCAAAAGCCCATCAATGATTTCTTTTCTTGATAATTCTTTTTGTTCCATTATAAATACCTCCTATTCAATTGGTTAACCTTATTATAAATGGTAAATTCCTATAAGTCAATTATAATTTTGGTAAAAGCTTATTATCGATCAACCACTGAATGCCTATACCGACTGAATCACTTTCATCATCTGTTCTAAAAACTAGCGGTTTTCTACCCCAAATTCTTGATTTGTATTTCAATACTTCAGCTTCAACCTCTTCTTTCTTAGCTCTCCCATTTCCTGTAAATTCCCTTTTGAAAGATGAATTGTTTACTTCTTGGATGGGCATAACATGACTGAATACTTTTTCTACTAAACCGTGCGGCATAGCTGTCTTGTAACCACTTCCAGGTGAATAAACCCATTCTTCCTTAATTACATTGTGCGGATAGAAGTTAAATTTAAGTACATTCAGCACCGCTTCAATATGAGCTAATTTCTTTCCGAATTCCGCTACTTCATAATGACGATTATAAACATGACCATAAGTAATTAATTTCGGTTTCTCTTTCAGATCAAACACGGCCCATCCTGTACAGTTAGGTGATGGATCAATGACGATCAGATAGCGCCAATCTCTTTCTTCCATAAAAAAACACCCTTTCGTATTTTATATAAACATTAATACAAAAGAGTGTTTCCTTTTTATTATTTCTTATTTTCTAAATGTATATAAATACATGGTTCTACTTTAACTTCATAACGCTCTCTGAACACTTTCAGATTATCACAAGTGATCGAAGTAGGTTTAGCTTTTTGATGACCTTGTGGCCACCTTTTAACGTCCTCTTCATCGATAAACTTCCAAATGAACCATTCGCTCAATGGATTTTCTATATCATTATCATCTGAATGATGGTCATACCAAACGCTTTCTAGGAATATTTTTAACTCACGCTCATTTTTAAAAACATAAGCCATATCCATATCATCTTTATTGTAAGCAAAGAAAGGACTAATGTACTTGAAATCGCCACCGAACCACGATTCAAAGTGTCTAACTAAATCTTTGTAATTTTCAATTAACCCACATTCTAATACTGTTTCACTCATGCTCTCGACAACTCCTTTATCCATCCTGCTCCTTTAAGGTTCTCTAACCAAACGTCATCTTTTGTATCCATAGCTAAATCAATGAACATTCGGCGTAAACCTTCAGCACCAAATTCATCCAGGTTTGAATCTCTTCTTCCTTTACGTTGATCCCAAAAATCAATGCGATACAATGTAAACGAATTAACTGAATGTTTTAACGGTGGTTCGAATTCTCTCATAAAGCTATTCGTTTCTAAATCATATCTAGTATGGATTTCAAAGGAAATTCTATCGCTTGATACTGCTGTAATTGTACATCTGAACAACTTCTTCTCTTCAAGCTCCACATACCTAATTACATCACCAACAGCAAAGTCATTGAAATTTAATTCTCCCACTTTAAAACCCCCTTTTAATTTTAAACAGCGATATCTTCAAATTTAATCGGATCACCTGATTCATAATCAAGCAATTTGAAGTCATCAATTGTAAAATCATAGAAGTTTTTGACTTCAGGATTTACCCACAATGTAGGTGTTTTGAATTGTGGACGTTTAATCATTTCCAACATCTGTTCTTCGTGACGATCATAAATGTGTGCATTATCAATGTTAAGAACTAATGTCCCTACTTCCATCCCAACTACTTGAGCTATCATACGTTGCAGAACATAATACTGGAAAGCGTTAAACGGATTACCTAAAGGCATATCATTCGAACGAATATTCACTGTTAGATGAAGTTTTTCGTCCCATGTTTGCCAATGAGTTTCATAAACACAAGGCGGTAAAGCCATTTCAGGAATATCTTCTACACACCAAAATGTTGTTTTAATTTGGTTAGAGTAGCGGTTATGGATTAAAGATTGAATAACATAATCAACTTGATCTAATTCAAGGAAAAGACCTTTTTCGTTATGGAATCCTCTTTTGAACCCTTTACCTAATTGACTATGATCGATGTCTTTAACATGCATAGGTCGCTTCTTGTTGCGTAATTGCCATCCATAAGCTTTCCCTATCGTTCCGTCTTCACGTTCCCACTGATCCCAAACTGTCTTATCAGTACCATTTAATTTACGAAGATCAGAAACATCGTTTGACTTCAATAACCAAAACCAAAACATTTCACGAATAGGCGTTTTGTAACCTAGTTTTCTTAATGTTGGGAATGGACATTCACCATTGAAAACCATACGTTCATTCAAAACTGATCTAGCATATGCTGGTGATCCGTCAGAATCCCATCTAGCGCGAATTGGCTTACCTTCATTGCTCTTACCATTCTTAAAGATATTTTCTGTAATTCTAACGATCTGTTCATCATACGTTGACATTCATTCACTCTCCTGGACTTCAAAATAATAGTTATTAGCGGCTACATAAAAGCCATTCATAAATGCTGTATATAAATCAAATGGATTTTGAACTGTTGTTACAGCTAGCAATCCATTGAGATAACCACGTTTAAAAGCAATCATATCGTACATCATGCTATCACCAAATCAAAATGTGCTGCTGCTTTTGGTCTGATTCTTTTCTTGATGATACGACTAACATGTGCTTGACTGATGCCTAATCCTGCTGCAATTTCCTTCTGACCTTTATCCTGGATAAGTTGCTCAATTATGTACTTCTCGTTGTCAGGTAAAGTATCGAAGAATGCGTTAACTTCAACCATTGAATAGTCTTGTTTGAATCCGAAAAACGTTGATAAAAGATCATCTTCACTATCATCAGCGAATACCGGCTTGTCCAAACTTTTAACAGTCATATTCAACGAATAATTAATTGCATCGTTAACTTCTTTTTCAGTTAACTTTGTGTCTTGCATAATTTCTTTAACTTCTTTTTCGAAAGAACTTTCTCTATTGATTTTAGAAAAATGTTCTCTTACGTGACGTGGGTAGCGGATAGAAGTTGTTCTCTCCCTAGCCCAATGAAACCATTCGCCCATCATAACCTGAACAGCGTATGTTGAAAATTTAACGTCCGGTTTTTTGATCGGATCAAATCTAGCACAAGCGTTTAATAAACCGATGCACACAACTTGCTCAATGTCTTCCTTTGAGTAGTTAGTGTGATTTTCGTCCTTAATCCAATATCCAGCTAATTTTTCATTCATTACGAAACCAACTAGACCTTTGTTTTCTGCAAATAAAGCGTTTCTTTCCTCAATTGATCTTAACATAATTTAAGTTCCCCCTTAAATTTTGGTTATAAAGTTAATACGTGTTGCATACCCTATGTGATGTAAGTTAATTATATACCGGTTTTTTTCAAATTTCAAGAATTATTTTCTAATTTTATGAATTTTTTTTGAGATAAACCGGACAAATTGAACGCATGGTACAAAAAGCATTGCAGAAGAAAGGACTGTACTTCGCTTGGAAGGTGCTGTTCTTAATTTTGTTCCATGCACCTATAACTTTTAACTTCGCTAACTCCATGAAAACATCATCTATAACAAATGCATGTTGTTGGTCATAAAGAGGAAAGTCGAATTCAAACTTATAAGGCATTTCACCATATTTGGCCTGGACTGCAAGCGCGTATACATATGGTTGAACTTTCTTTTTCAAAGCGGATTTTTCAAATGGCTTAGATTTTTTGTAATCGCGGATCACGATACCTCTTCCATCATGGTAAATAAAATCGACAAAACCGTGAATAGGTGGAATTCCGAACTGAATTGTATGTGTAAATTCCATTTCAACGTCCAGGACATTTAATTGACTGATCTCATTAGCCTTTCTTTCTATTCCGTCTAGGGCCAAATGATATAAGTTCTGATGTTCTTCTTCAGGAACATAACAATAAGCGTAATTGTTAGTGAAATGATTCTTCGCTTGTTCTACTCCATATTCACGTTTAGCTATCTTTTCCATGATTTCATGAATAAGCGAACCTAAATCAGCATGCCAATCTACAGTAGCATCAAGATCATCCATCTTTTCTATATACTTAAATCCGAAATATAAAGGGCATTGCTCATGAAGTTCGATTCTGCTTGATGATAAATATTCCATTACCACAACTCCTTGTAAACACTGACTTGATCCGGTGTGATAGCTTCTACTATTTTAAGGCCGCAAATGACGTTACTTTCAAGCATTTTGTCAGAGGTGAATGTACATGTTTTCAAATATTCTTTAATAGCTTGGCGTTGAATAGCTCCTAAAGCAACAGTATCCGGTTTATGACCATTGACAGCTATAAAAGTTTTTGTTTCTTCTTTGATTGTATCGATAATTGTTTTCATGTTAATCATACGCATATTAACTACCTCCAATAATATAAAGCCCTACCGAATGGACAGCAGGGCCAATAGTTTACTTATTTTCTTTGTTTACCTGGACTTTATTATACCATTCAACGGCTTGTGTACGAGTCATTTTAGTCATATGCAAGAAAGCAGCTAATAAATCTGAATCATCAACATCTTCACCGCGACAAAAGTTACAAGAAATTGTTTCATGATTTCTTTCTTCATCGACAATGTGTTCATAACCATCACCTTCAGCACAATCATCAGAACACCAATGATGACCGCATTCACAACTCACATGATAACCACAATCAGGAAAAGTATCTTCACAAGATTTACAAGCATAATAATCTACACCCATTACTCAACACCATCACTTTCAGCTAGTCTTTTTAAGGCATCACCATTTTTAGCAACAGCTTTTTCAAATGACTTTCTGACATCTGATTTAACTTTATCACTTAATTCATTCCAACAACCTGTACATAATCCTTTTTCAAATGCTTCACTTTTAACATTTACCCACTTGAATTCTTGACAAGATGGACAAGGAATATAATGTTTCGTTTGACCGCCGCGAACTTTGCTTACGTTACGTTGCGTTTCAATTGTGCTACCATTTACCAGGGTAATCATAACCGTGTCCTTCTGTACTCTCTTTCTTCCATTTCCTTTTCTTTTTCCCATATCTTCATCTGTTCCTCTCTGCATTTATCACATAAACGATAAATATAAGCATTTATTTTCTTACCACAATATTCACAAGGTTGAATATCACTTAACACTGTCCCACTTCCTAGTCTCTTCTCGACTCATTCTCAATAGATACGATAGGTAGCGAAGATATTCAGGATCATTCTCTACTTTACCTTCAAGAATAACCATCATAGCTGTTACGATTTCTTGTTCAAAATTTAGAATATTTTCGTTTGCTTGTACGATATTTTCACTCATTGTTGAACCCCCTTAAATTCTTGAGCCATTTTTAAACTAAGCATGAAACTGTCTTTCACTAAATCCGCAGGATCAAAACCTAAAATAGAAGGCATTGTTAACCAAACATTTTTACCTCTTTGTTTCAATTCTTGGGCCAATTTAACAGCTGAAGCTTGACTTGCTTGTGTAGCATCATTATCAGCAAATATCACAATATTATCAACACCCATACCACAAAGTAATTGTACTTGTTCAGGTGTTGTAGTATTGCTTAATGTAGCAACAAAATTTCCATAGTCGTATTGTACAGCTCTCCATACAGAAGGAGCACCCTCAACGACTCCCACCCACCCACGAGACATAGCGTGAACCTTTGCTACACGATAATTATAAAGTGTTCTTTTTGCTAAATATCCTTGTTCTGTTGATCCGAATAGATATTTAGGGAACGTTTCATTATCAGCAGCGCGGCCCTGGAATGCTATGATCTTCATATTTTCATCTAAAATCGGTATAGTAAGACGATCTTTGAGCAAATTATTAAGGTTACAGTATCCCAATTGAAACATTTTCGCTATTTCAGGTGTATAACCTCTTCCTTGCCAATAAACGTGTAATTTCCCACTATTAAAAGCTTCTAAAGTTGTCTTATCAAAATATGTAGGAACAACAGTTTGTGGTTCTAATTCAATTTTTTCAGCTGCTTGTACACCATTTTCATTACCTGAAGCGAATACCATTACATCAATTGCTTTCCTAAAACTGTATCCCATATGTGCGGTTAAGAAATCAACCGTATCGATATTTCCAAATGTTCTATGTGTAAAGTCTGACCAGCGCCACTTACTTTCATTGGGATAAAAAGTAATTCCTAAAGCAGAAGGATTATCACCTCCACGAAAGAAAGCATTGATTCGCCAATCGATAACGATGCCTTTATTAGTTTTTTTATGCGGTTTTAAATTCTCTATAGGAGCACCAATGAACGTCATTAAAGCTCCAATATCTAAACCACGATTCAATTCTTTCATTTCAGTGGAAGTAATCATAACTATAGCTCCTTTATTCTATGGAAATCGTTGAACCATAAGTCAACAGTTTTTCCTTCATCTTTACGATCAATTTTACGGCCCATTACAAGCTCAAGATAATGTGTTCCTTGATGTTGGTGTGAGTTTTCATAGCCTGGACGATTCTTTCTTAATACAAAGATAACGTCACCTAACTTAGTGAAGTGAGAAGTTTCAGCAAATCTAGCTTTACCTTTTTCATCTACCCACATCTGACCGCTTGTAATAACAGGAATATCACATTGCTTTGCAATTTTCTCTTTAAGTGTATCAATTTTAGCGGCTAATAACAAATCGGTACGGCCCTTTTCTACTTCATGAGACTGAATTTTAACATAGTCATAAGTGAAAAGCTCAATACCTTCCTGCATTTGCAGCAGCTTAACTTTACTTTCAAGTTCTGAATTGGTCATTTCGTTCGCGTTAAAATGAAAAAACGGTGTCATTTCAATCACGTCATATGCATCTATTAGCGCTTGTTTTTGCTTATCTGTTAAGAAAGGCTCACCATTCGGTTTAATGTCTTCTGATGCCATTATCTGTTCTTCGGTAAGGCCGGCTTCTTTCGCTAATAATCGCATTAAAACTTCTTCATCGAACATTTCTGTATCCGCATAAGCTGTTGGTATCCCTAAATTTCTAGCAACATACCAGGAGATATCAAGCATAACAGATGACTTACCAATCTTTTCTTCAGCACCGATAACATACAATGCTTTTTTACGAAGATTTTTCATTAGTTTGTTCATCTTAGGATACTTACCGCCGATATTGATGCCTTCAATTTCTTTATTCTTAATCTTCTCTTTGATCCGGTCTAACTTTGAACCGATTTTAGTTATCTTCTCGTGAGTTCTGATTGAATCAGCAAGAAAATAAGTAGCAGTTTTGATGTGAGTGTCCATTTCTTCAAGGTCTTCAAACTGCTTATTACCTTCATCGGTGTTAGTTATAGCAAATGTACGAATTTTAGCTGAAAGATCAATACATTTACGGCGATAAGATAAACTTTTTAATGTTTTCATTTGTTCTGTTACAGCTGGTGATTCAGGTAGTGTATCATCTATAAGGCTTCTTACAGCTTGTACACCACCAATACCCATAAGACAGTCATACCCTTCCTTGTTTGTGTTCTCAAGGAGTGTCATAATACCTTCAGGAGTTACATCACCATCAGCAGCAAGGCGTTTGATAGCACCAAATGTAAATCTACAGTAAGGAAAGAAAAAGTCATCAGCTTTTAATTCCTGACCAATTATTGTAATCATAGCAGGTCTTGTCATCAAAACCTTCAAGATATATGTTTCTGTTGAATTTGAGCTTAACGCTGCTTTAGGATCACTAACTGTCATTGCTAATTACCTCCAAATCTTAACCCACCGTACAATATGAATAGGTGCATAAAACAAATCGCACAAATTGTTATTTCTAATTTTTTTATCATAATCAATAAACTGGAAAGCTTTTCTATCGTGCCAAATGCGTTGACAAGCATGTTTGAAACCACGATCTTTACGCATACGTCTAAATCTTTTCCATAATGATGATTCAATGTAGATGACCATTATGTTTTCTCTTCCTACTTTTTCAGAAAGGAATTCAACACCAGCTGGATCAATAACATAAATATCGTTTTCAACCATTTGGTCAAGTGTAGCGAAATAATCATGACCATCAAAGCGTGTATAAGCAATTATTTCTTCATTATGAACCATTACGGTACTTTGAACAGGTGTTACGAATTCGTGAGTATCTTCGCCTTCGAAACGCGGTTCACGAGAAGTATAACTTTTTAATTCAGATAAACCATAACGTTCTAAATCTTTAGCGATTGTCGATTTCCCTGTCCCGCTTTTACCAACAAGACAGACTATTCTATCTTGACCTTTTAGAAATGTAGTCATTGATTTCCTCCTTAGTCATTTCAACATGCACTACTTCGCCACTTAAAGAAGACCAATCTGTAAAATCATTTGGCATTCTACAATTATGTTTGTCATAAACGGTGATGTTATTTGTATCCTGCTCTTTCCATTTCTTGTTTAATTCCTGCATCGACACACCGCGTTTTACTCTAGGCATACTTCACTAACCCCTCATTCTTCCACCAATTATCACGCTTACCTTGTAATTGACAACTGATAATGATATATTTGTTACTAGCTGTTTTACGACAAATGAACTGCATTCTTTCGTTCATCGAACCGGCTACTTCATAACGTCTTTCTCTACTTCCTGGTAAGAAAGCGGCTAATTTTGTATTCCTGAACTTTCTAATGATTTGAGTTCTAGTTGCATCGATATCTAAGCCTTCAACTTCAAGGTTCTGTCTTTCTACAAAACGAATAACAGCGTGATCCGACATAAACACTTTAATATCTCCAATATAATTACGTCTAACTCGATTTTTATAATGGTTTGCCACGTTAATACCTCCTTATCACCATTCTTCTGTATCAAGCCAATTTAATTTCTTTTTCTTATTTTTATTATAACCATTAGAACCAATATTTTCAACGTTTTCTTTTTGTTTAGGGCTATAAATATCTAAATCATTTGAAGATTCTTTTTCATGCGACTTGATTTCTTCAGCGATTGCACGGCCTTTCCAATATCCAATGCTTTCAGGTAGAACATCATAACCTAAACTACCAATCGATCTGAAACGTTTGCCGGTCATTTGAGCATATTTAATTGCATTTACGATGATTTCGTTTGTTGAAAGTTCTGTTTCGATGTTGTTTTCTTCCAGGTACTTAGCGACTGTTTTACGAAGTTGAGCCATCATAATACCCATGCGGCGCTTTTCTGAAGGTGTGAATGGTTGACCGTGTTCAAAAGTTTTAATAAATAAATCGGTTACATCTTTATTTTTAATCATAATTAATCTCTCCTTGTCTTTTTCAGAAATACAAAATGTCTAAAATGTTGCCACGAACACGGAAACAAACCCCCATGTTGCCATAAAAAGTGCAACAGAATTCCGTTGTATATAGACATTTAGACAAAAATAAATAGGGATGCTATTAAACACCCCTATATTTAATTACTTACCATAAATCAGCGAACATTTGAGCTACATCACCGCGTTCTGACTTCTGCATTTCAACTAGCCCTACCAGCGAAGGCCACTTCTTGTTTTCAAATGCCTTAACTCCATTCAGAAGACCATTTTTTTCACCGCGATATTTATAATCGAACGCTTGTTTGTAATCTCCTGCAAATACGATCTGACTTTTAAATCCTACCCTAGAACCTAACATTTGAAACAAGTCATTACAAAGCATTTGAGCTTCTTCAACAATAACAAATGTCTTTTCCCATGTGATCCCCTGTTGATAAGCAGGAGTATCGAATTCAATAGCAGACATTACATCGTAAGCTTCATCACCGCAAAGGTTAGTGATTGTCTTGATCCAGGGCGCTAATTTTTCCTCTTTTGTTCCTGGTAATAGACCTAAATCCTTTCCGACTGTAGCAGGATTACGTAAAATTAAGATTTTTTCAATCGGATTGTGATAATCAAGCAGCTTTTTTAAAGCGAATTCGAAAGCCATTCTTGTTTTACCACCACCGGCAACACCGGTTAACAGTTTTACAGGGACTAAATCGTTATCAAGTAGATCGAAAGCCATTTTTTGTTCATCATTTCTAGGCTTGATACTTTTAATCTCATATTTCAATGGGACTAATTCTGTACCATTAAAGCGGCTAATGTCACCATCGATGATAACGTATTGATTATTTCTAAAAGGGTATTCAGTACCACCTACTTCTAGGTACTCGTTTAATTCTTCGCTTGTATAATGTATAAACCCTTTGTAGATTTCCATGTAAAAACCTCTTTCTGTTAGTTGATTGGATTACCTTCTGTATCAATAACTGTAGCGTTTTCAGGAACGAATAATAATTCTCTAGTTGGGAATTTCATCATCGTGTTCATCAGGATTTCGTGGCCCTGTTCTTTATGATGCTTCAATACTTCGATTGTAGCTTTAATGTCATGGTACGCGTCATGGTGATTGTCAAGTTTGATACCTAGACGTTCACATGTTGGTTTTAATGATGAATTTTCATCAGGATAATGATACTGATTCAATGTTTTGGTACAAATAAATGCACCTAAATTTAATTTCAAACATGGGTCACCTTGATTTAAGAAAGCTAAATCGAATGAAGCGAATTGAGCTACAGTGATCGTATCTTTTAACAAATCACTAATCATATAAATTGCATCTTCTTCTTTAAGGCCATATAACAAATCATCTTTAGTCACTTTAAGCAACTCTTGAATGAAAGGCGTTAACTGTTTACCTCTATGAAGCTTAACTTTGAAATTAACTTCTCCAACGATGTTGAAATCATCGTCTGTACGGATCAGCGCGGCCTGGATGATTTGATCTGCTCCTGGAATTAAACCTGTTGTTTCTAAATCGATAAATGAATATGTCATTTTTTCTCCACCTTTTTTATTTAATCATTTCCCAATTGACCTTTAATACTTTCTTGTCCTCTTTGTACCATTCGGTGTTGCATTTAGTACAAAAAGCGTGATTAGTTTTTTCATCTGCTGACTGTAAATTATGTACACCTAATCTACGAACATGTTTTATGTCTTTACAAGTAGGGCAACGGTCAAAGTTTCTCCACTTAATGACTTCGTATTTGAATCGTCTTTTAGTAGAAACATTCCGACTTTTTATGAAATTAGACACTGTACTAGTTGGTAATGCTGTATCCTGGACGATTGAATAGATACTATAACCATTTTGAAAGCGGTCAGTAATAACATCCTTAACTTCTTCAGTAAATAAGAAGCGTTTACCATTACCGATATAATTTTTATTCAAATCAAGATAGTTACGAAGCTCATGTTTCACGCTTTCGATATCTTCTAAATCTAAATCAACCATGATTTCCTTTAAACTATCACCATCTGCATACAATTGAGCTAATTTTATCATAATAGTTCCCCCTTAAAATCCAGGGGAGGTTATTCTTCCCCTGAACTATTCATTTCTTCCATCATCAGACGTAATCGATTTAAGACCATTCTAGCTTGTTCCTTTGTGAGTTCTGTCGGATTGGCTATTTTACTATTGGTTGCTTCTTGCATTACCTGTACAGCACGTTCAGACGAAAGTTGCAGCTGATTGTTAACCATATCGATGATATCATCAATTAGTTTTGCTAATTCACCGTCTGTTTTGATGACGTTAGCTTGTCCAATCTTTTCTTTTGCGAAACCTTCATCCTTTTGTGACATTTCAATAATCATTTGTACGATTGTACGGTTATCGAAGTTATCAATCACATCAGGTAGCAAGCTGTTTCCTTTTGAATCCTTCAGACGATTCTTTTTCAATTGGGCCGTAAACACACCTTTTGATTTTTCTGAAAGGATGTAGTGAACATCTAGCTCGTGGATCAGGCGTTTATCACAATCAGCTTTGATCGGATTAACTGCATCGATCTTCATGAATGTACCTTTTAGGTAGTTATCAGAAGCATGAGCTGTTACAAATAAGTGAACATCCAGCTCTTTCAGATTTTCGATGATCTCATAAAATTCATCTTTAGGTGTTTCATATTCAGTAGGTTCAAGCTTTGTTTTACCCCACTGTTTCTTCCAATAGCTTTTAATCTTATTGTACAATACTGTACCTGATTCTAAAGCGATTGATTTGAATGGCAGCTGTTGACCTGAACGTTTGAACGCTAACAGCTGTTGAGTAAGAGCTAAAACTTCTTGTGGATTAGATGTCTTATACACCTTAATTCCACTTACTTCTTTAGCTAATTGACTAAAACCACTACGTTCCATATCGATAGCCCACAAAGGCTTAGGAGCACCGTAAGCGATAGAAGATGTTTTACCACTACCTGAAGGGCCTGTTAGTAAAACTTTAACCGGTTCAGCACCTTGAGCAGCTGCATCCTGGAAATTATTCATAAGGTTAAATTGCTGCATGTTCATTTGATCCATTATTCAACACCAACTTCTTTTAATAATTTGTCATACACCTTTTTTATTTCCATATCGAAATCATCAATTGGGAAATCACACGCTTCGATATTAAAGTGCTTTCTTACTGCATTTTCGAAATACTCACATTGTTTAGTTGTTGGAGAACCGATAACATTAGCATCCATCAACATCTGATTCATAGCAGTAATTACCAATAAAAGTTCTTTTTCGTTTAATTCCATCTTATTACCTCCGTTTTTTTAGAAGGGGATCAAACCCCTTTCAATTAGTTACCGAAAGGGAATTGACCGTTATATCCAGTGTCTTGACCAGGGAATTGTTGACCACCTTGACCAAATCCTTGACCGCCTTGTTGATTAAAACCTTGTTGTTGGTCAAAACCAGCTTGTCCACCGAACGTTTGTTGTTGGAAATCGTTAGCTTGCTGTTGGTTGAATTGTGTTTCATTACCGTTAGCAAAACCGCCGTTTTCATTTGGTGGGTTAAATCCTGGTGGTGGCCCTTGTTGTTGGTTTTGCTGCTGATTTTGGAAACCGTTTTGTTGTTGGAATCCTTGTTGACCAGCGAAACCATTTGAGAAACCGCCGCCTTCAGGAGCTTTTAACATCTTGAACTTTTTAACTTCAATGCGTTCAATTTTTTCACCTGAACCTTCAGCCATTCCAAATTCATCATAAGTTACATCGTCTTTATTGATGTAATAATAACCGATATCAACGTTAGCACCATCAGGAGTGTTAGCGATTTGTTGAACGATTGCTGGATCAGTAGCTTCTAATGTAAGAACATTAACATCGATGAAGTCACCATTTGCTCGTGTTGCACGTTGTTTTTTATTTTTACGATCCGTAGCATAGAAAGCTAATTTGAATTGAATACCGTCTTTCGACTGCTGCTTACCGAAAATTTCACCTGATAAACGGCCCGAAACTTTATCTTCCATTTCTTCACCTTTAACAGTGATTGGTTTCTCTAACTCAACGAATGATGTGAAGTTAGTGAATGTTTTCCCTGTTGTTGTAACGAACTGACTGATTTGAGCTAATCCAGCACGTACACGCGGTTTAGGTTCAGCGATTGGGAATTGATTGATACTAGCTTGTGCTTTGTCCAACATTGGAATGCGTAGGTTAACTGAACCGAAACCTGTTGCATTTAGCAGGAAGTCCCAACCGTATTCTGTTTGATCTTGACGTAAAGCCGGTGTGCCGTAAACTAATTTGCCGACTACCATTCCTAAGTTGTTATAAGCGAAATTTGGGTTAAATTGTGGTACTTGATTCATAATTTTTTTACCTCCTGATTGGTTAACTACTTTCTGATATAAATATATCATGGATAGTTTTGGTTCGTCAATAATTATTTTTCCATTTAGTTATAAAAAGTTATAGACGGTTATATACTAGTAAGTTCGATCTCGAAACAACGACTTAAAATGTTTGATAATTGTGATTGAGTCTTGTAAGCTTGCATACCATTTTTAGTTACGTTAATAGTTAATACATCTGAAGCGTATGTTCCACTCCTACCACGGCCTGAATGTGACATAAACATCTGAAATTCTAAGATGTCACCTACTTCAACGTGTTCGAAGAAGTAAGCTTTTGTTTTTGCCTTAATTTCAGTTACTTTGTACTGTTGACTGATTAAAGGTATAGAATCCATCAAATCACCTCATAATTTTATAGTTCATCAAAACCGTTACTTGATCCAGCTTTCTTGTAATCATCCGGTTTACGTTCGAAGAAGTCAGTTTTCTTAGAACCTTCTGTTTCGTAAAATTGAATCCAACGTAGCGGATTTGAACGATAACCTTCAAAAATGCGTTCTTTACCAAATCCTAATTCATTTACACGTTTGTTTGCCATGAATTTAACGTAGTCCTGAACTTCAACAACGTTAAGCCCTTCAATTTTGTTGCCAATGATGTATGAAGCCCAATTAATTTCTAATTCAGCTGCTTTTGTAAAAGTATTAATAACAAACTGCTCCATCTTTTTCTTATCAATTTGCGGATTTTCTTCTAAAACTGCTTTAAACAAGTCGCAGAAGAAACCTACGTGAATTTGTTCATCACGATTGATAAAGTTAATCATCTTAGCAGTAGCTAACATCTTTTTGTTTCTTGCTAAATTGTAGAAAAATGCAAATCCACTGTAGAAGAATAGCCCTTCCAGGATAACGTCATAAACCATTGACTCAAGGAAATTTTCTACTGTCTTGTCATCAGTGAACTTTTCATAACCTTTTGCTAGGAAATCATTTCGTTCACGTAAAACTTCATCTGTACGCCAATAATCGAATGTTTTATCTTGTACAGCGCGGTTAACTAGTGATGATAAAACGTAAGTATAAGATTCATTATGAACAACTTCCTGGAAAGCAAGTGTGATTAATGTTGCATTTAGTGATGAATCAGTCACATAATCAGCAATACGGCCCACATAATCCGATTGTACAGAATCTAAAAATGCAAGCAAACCGATAATTTTAAGGAAAGCTTCTTGTTCGTGATCCGTCAAATGAGGAAATTGTTTAATATCGGTGCTCATATCGACTTCATCAGCGAACCATGTGTTACTAATCATTTTCTTATATTTCGTACGTGCGAATTGATAACGGATATCTGACCAATTCAGAATGTTTGAGCTTTCACCGTTTACAATTCCTGTTGATTTATTAGGAGCACTTACATCGTACAATTTACGTTCTTTCATTTAACTCTTCCTCTCTTTTTCAAAAATAAGAAGGGGAATTACCCCCTCCTGTTAACTATGACAAGATTCACATTCATCAATTACTTCTTGTGATTGACTTCGTACATAATAAGTTGTCTTCAGTCTTTCTCTCCATGCTGTCATGTGTAAGTCAAGCAGCTCTTTAGCTTTGATTTCACTTGGAACATAAAGGTTGAATGAAACAGCTTGGTCAATATGTTTTTGACGTGCTGCATTCTGTAAGATGCTCCAATTTTGGTCAATTACATAAGCTGTTTTGTAATACCATTGGTTAGTAGGGTTAATTCCTGGTGCTGTTCTAACCACACGGTATTTACCTTTCTCTTCTTGATACACTTTACGGAACACTGGATCAATACTAGCTGTCGTTCCTGCAATGATAGCTGTTGAAGAGTTAGGAGCTACCGCCATTAGGTAAGCATTTCGAATACCGTATGTTGATACATCAAGTGCTAAATGATCCCAACGAGTAGGATATTCTTCACTGATATCATCATTCAAAATGTAACCTTTACGAGCGAAGTAATCTCCTGTATGCCATTCAGAACCTTCGAATAATGGGTATTCATCTTTTTCTTTTGCTAAATTCATACTAGCTTTGATTGTATAATAAGCAATATCTTCGTACAAACTATCATTAAAGTCTACTGCTTCTTGACTTTCCCATCTGATCTTCTTCTGAACAAGCAGATCATGTAGACCGTATGTTCCTAAACCAATAGCACGGTAACGATGGTTAGTATATTTTGCAACAGCTAAAGGCAAGTCGTTAAGATCGATAACGTTATCCAGCATACGAACCTGGATGTTAATTAATCGTTCTAACACGTCATCAGTAACAGCACGAGCTAAGTTAATGGAAGACAAGTTACATACTACCATATCACCTAACACTTTTTCTTGAGTCGAACGGCCTGTTTTCAGGTCTAATTTTTCATCAAGGTAATAAGTTTGTGATTGATTTTGTGTAATTTCTGTACATAAGTTAGAACAATAAATCATACCTTCGTGTTTCTGTGAATTCTCACGGTTAACTTGGTCACGATAAAACATATATGGTGTACCTGTTTCCAATTGAGAACGCATGATACCTTTCATGATATCAATAGCAGGAACAACACGCTTATCAAGTTCGTTGTTATTCACACATTCATAATAGAATTCGCGGAATGAACCACTGATCTTACGATTACCTTCTGCATCAAACTCTTCAACTTCATCATAAAAATCTTCAATTCGTTTCCCTGTTACTTTATAGACCTGGTGAGGATCGAATAAATACCAATCTCCACGAGCATCAACTTTCTCCATGAATAAATCAGGGATACAAACGCCGGTGAAAATGTCACGAGCACGTTTTCTTTCATCACCTGTATTTAATCGAAGATCAAGGAAAGAAAAAATGTCTTGATGCCATACGTCCAAATAGACCGCCATTGCACCTTGACGTTGCCCTAACTGATCCACACTGATAGCAGTTTCGTTGATAAGTTTAGTCCACGGTACTGTTCCGCCACAAACACCTTTGAATCCTTTGATATCTGAACCTAATGAACGAACATGGCCCATATAAACCCCGATACCGCCGCCGTTTTTACTTAATTGAGCAATATTATCAAGCGTTCCGTAGATAGCTTTAAGATCATCGCCCATTGTATCGATAAAGCAGCTTGATAACTGACCATAACTCTTACCAGCGTTAGCTAATGTTGGTGTAGCAACGGTCATATACAGGCTAGATAAGGCCCAATATGCTTCTTGCACCAACGCGACACGTTTTTCAGGCTTTTCCATAACCATTAATGTCATTGCAATAATCATAAAACGTTCTTGTGGTAATTCAAACTTATTTTTCGCATGGTCAGTAGCTAAATATTTATCTTCTAAAGCTAATAATCCTGCATAAGTGAAAAGCTTGTCCATATCAGGATTAATCATATCACTGAAGCGGTTAATCTCTTCTTCTGTATATTCAGCTAGAAGACCTTTGTTATAAATACCTTCTTGAGCTAACTTTTTAATCAAGGTATATAACGAACCGTACTTCTCTTTAGGATCGTAACAACGATTTTTAGCAGCTTTCTTATAAAGATCACGTAAAAAGAATTCAGCTGATAAATATGTCCAGTCAGGTTCTTCTACTGAAGTGTTCTCACTACTAACCATAAGCAGCAAGTTAGTGATTTGATCTGCTGTATATTCTTCTTTAAACTGAATGCTACCAATAACACTTGCTTTGAAACGTCTTAACGAAGCATCAGGAATATCAATACCTTCAGCAGCACTATCGATATATCTTTCTAAGCGGTACGGATCAAACGGTAAGCTACGAGCGCCGTTATCTTTAATGATTTGTGTCATAATGACCTCCATTATTTCGTTTTTAAATAAGAAGACGGTTTGATTTCAATGTGTTCATATACCTCTTCTTCAGTTAACTTTCCTGCATCAATCAATGTTTGAACTTTGTTCAGATCAACGTCATCGTTACGGCACAAGTCGAGAAGTCCACGATCTTTAAGGAAAAACTTCAGCGATTCTTTCTGCTTCTTCGTTTCCATATCAATAACCTGGACTCCACCGTAATTAGTTTTGGCATACTCACCGATTGACTGTACTTCGGTCAGGGCCGACTTCTTGTGCTTTTCTTTTAACTTCTTAGCTGCTGATTCAAGTGATGAATAAAAGCGCCATGCTTCAGTATTATTACTGAATTGCATTTGGTTAATCAATTGAAGAATTTCTCTTCCATCCATATAAAAACCTCCATATAAAAGAGCTTATATGAAGATTTTACATGATTTACTTAGATTTTACCAGCTTTTCTTCTTGCATTTTAGCGATTATTTCACTCAAATTCTTAGAACCTGAACATTGACCTGAACGGTATCCATAATAATATGTAATTACCGCGATAATTTCTCGTAAGGTTTCTTCATTTTCCCCTTCTAATAAACCACGTAATTCATCAGAAGTGCTGTTCTTTTTCAATAAGGTTTCCCCCCTTTGTTCGTTACTAAAAGTTACTTTATCATTATAATACAGAATTGAAATAAAACAAGCCCCTTTATCACATTTGTATTAATTTTGAAATATTTCTCGATTTTTTGTAATGGTACGTGCAATATTTAGATTATCGCCCATATATTAGGATTATGAAAAGGAGTTATTAACTACTTAACAACTTCTTCTCACCTACTTAATAAGAAATGGAGTGATTAGCTTGTCTAGCAAGTACATCCGAAAACCTGTAGTGTTCAATCGTGAATCAGCTTGGCATATGAACATCCTGGAACGTATTGAAGGTGAATCGAACAACTTTTCCGGTTATGTAATGTCTATCCTTAAAGAACACTTTGACAGAAAGTTGCCACTTGAGCCAATTATTAAATCTGATCCAGTAAAAACAGAAAAAGAGCAACCGAAATCAGCTGCTCCTTCCTTCCAAAAACCTGTTAATAACACACCGCCAAAATTATTTGGAAAATGAATCGTGGTACTTGCAATTTTTGAATATGAGTAGCATAAACTGTTTGTGTAACTGAACTTGTGAATGGAGCAAACAGTTTAAATACCACTTCATAGTCATTAAAACGGCCATAACCCCACTAATAAGCCTGTTAACCCAATGCTAATTAAGATTGCTTCTACCATCTTTAAATCACTCCCTTAATTGTTGTTGAACTTAGTATGTACGCCTTGTTCAAATCCTATTCATGAAAAGGAGAATGACAAATGTTTTCATTTTTGAGTGTCGCTGGTATGTGGATTGTGTGGCATACTGTTGGAATTCCTGCTTACATCAAATACATTAAAAAATTGGAGGAAAACAAAAAATGAAAAAATATGAAGTGATCCCATTCAATCAGTTTATGACAGGTGAATATATGGAGCTTGAAGCTATTGTGAAAAACCAATATACAGAAAAAACAATCAAGAAATTGCAAAAATTATCTGTATTCTTATGGTCAGTGAGTGCATCGTTTACAGCTAAAGCGGCTAGTGCTGCATCAACGGCGGCAACAGCTGGTAATGCAAGTCAATCGTTCGGATTATGGTCACATACCACTGGATTATTTGGAGTATTTCAGGAAATGGCAATGGTTTTAGGAGCGCTTGCAATATTTGGTGGACTAATCACAATGATCTTCAAAAAACGTGCTGGTCAGAAAATAATTTTAACAGCGGCAATTGCTATCGGTGGTTGTTTCCTTGTACCATCAGCGATTATGTTAGTAGCAATTATCGGTAATATGTTGAACGATACCTTATCACAAGCATTTTCAAGTATGACAATGGGGAGGTAGTTAAATGATTAAGTTTGTTATTGGAGCGTTCATTGGATTTTCTGTAGGTTTTGGTATGGCCCTATCGTACCTTGTTGAAGCTTCTGATTCATCTATGCTTATTAAAACAATTTCAATTGTGAAGGGAGTTCTTGAAACGTTATGAAAATTACCTTAAATTCCAGGGAAAGTAAGCCATTAGATAATCCACAAATGGTTATGAAGGAGAAATTAACGTTGGGATCGCCTAAAAATGATCCCCTGCTTCTTCCTGTTGCTGTTGAACCTAAGTTACCAATAGTAAGACCTTCAACAGATGTAAACGTCAATGTGCGCCAATTTGAAAAGCCTGAAGCTAAACAGAAGAAAAAGATAACTTTACCATCCATTAATTTTCAACTAGCCGAACCGATGAACACAACTTTCTCTGTAAAGCCTGTTCCTACAACGGATAATGAAAAGATAAACGTATTCATAGAAGCATTTGCAAATACTTACAAAGAATTTTTTAATCAAATCCGGAATTTTTCGTACGATGATAACGGTTTGTCTATACCTCAACAGGATAAAATCTTTATGGAAACAGTCATAGACAATAAAAAAGTACAGCAATTTATTACAACCAATGAGCACCAGGAAGAATATGTTGAACAGCAAATAGGTTTTACATGGTATAAGGCACAAGTTTTGAAGCAACATAAGGAAGTTATTGACTTTGATGTGAATAAATCGATCATTTATGAGTTCAATTTGAAATTCACACCGGCCCTAACGTTAAAGCCACACGAAAAACTGTCTGATAAGATGCTCCGTGACTTCCTTGAGCTTAGTAAATTGTTCAAAGATGACGAAAAAGCTCTGATCCAGTTCGGATTTCAACCATCAGAAAATGATTGGTATAAGGAAGGTAATGTTCAACTAAAGGACTTACCAACTAAAATCAAGAAGAGTGAGTACAGCACTAATAAAATGGGCTATTCAGCGTTTGATTGTTGCTTGAGACTCATTGTTCAAAGTGATGATAAAATACGCTTAGAAACAATCTCACGCGGTTTAGTCAGTACGTTGAAACGTTTAGAGTACGACAATGAATTAATCGCCAAACAAGTCAAACCAAAAAGAATCAAATCATTCTACAAACGTAAAGTATTGGGCCGCAAAATAGATGTTCCTTTATCATTCAGAAAGCGATTCATTTTAACTAACAAGGAAATAGCACACTTTATCGTACTTCCGAACAGATCATTGCAAAAGGATTATCACCTAGAAGTGGATGAAAAAGGTGTGACAACTGTTCATAAAAGCTTCTTATCCGGTAAAGGCTTGTGGTTAGGTGATGTAACGGTCAAAGGCAATAACAAACAATTCCGTATTCCAACTGAAGAACTGGATCAGCTTTGTGGAACATACGCATTTGTTGGTGAACCGCGTTCAGGTAAGGATATGAGTTGTTCACGTTTCATTATAGAATTAGCTAAAAAGGGCCACGGTGCAATTGTTCCTGATGCTATTGATGAAGCAGGGCGCGGTATGGCAGATATTATTAAACAAAATGTACCGGCTAGTAGAATTGTTGACATTGATCTTGCAGACTTCAATAATCCTGTTTATTTCGGCCTAGATGACATTGTAGATGCAATAGGTATAACAGGCATTGATGTTGTCGCAAACGATCTTGTAGGGATATTAGAGCTTGATAAGAATTATACTTCAAAGCAATTAGCACGATTAGTAGCTAAAGCGTGTAAATGTAACCTATATGAAATGTTTAATTTCCTGAAGTCAGATAAATACGCACGTAAAATCCAGGAACGTGTATTAACTGAAGGTAATGAGCTTCTACATTTGCAATTAGAAATGGAATATTTTCAGACTACAATTCAAGCTAATGTAAGAGGGGCCGTTATTAATCGTCTTGATGAATTATTATCTATGTCTATCATGAAAAACTTATTTGCAGCAAGGTCAAATCCTAAATTCAACCTTCAGAAGTTTATCGAACAGAATAAAATCGTTCTGATCCGCATGAAAAAAGATGGTGGATTAGGTGAACAAGGCGTTAAGATCATGATGAACCTAGTGCTGTTGAAAGTTAGTTGGTTAAAGAAAATCAAACAAACTGATAACGTGACGTTCCTTGTATTCAATGAATTCCACCAATACGCTACTGAAACATTCAATGAAACGTTAAGCTCTTTAATCCTGGAAAGTCCGAAATATCGCTTGGGTATCAATCTAATATTCCACACACCAAACAAGATTGACCGCAAATTGTATGAATGTATTCAGTCAGGTGCAAAAGGATTGTTCCTATTCAAAAACGGAAATCTAGGCATATTCAGGGATTTGTTCGAACGTATTAAGCCGCTAGATGTTGAAGCTTGTTTGAAAATTAAACGTCACGAGTCGATGTATTTGAGCAACGTTGAAGATGCTGAACCATTTTTCATTAAGATGCATCCAACAGATAAATTTGACACGAGTTATAGGTCAGTCAAGGAAACAGAAAAATACGGAACAAAAGCTTCAATCGTTAATTCTGATATCTTCCAGGTTGAGAAGTGGATGTATGAACCTGAACCCGAACCTGAAGAAAAAGAAGAAAAAACTGAAGAAAAACCGAAAAAATCCAAAAAATCTAAGAAAAGTTGACTTTAGTTTAACTTGAATTACCCTACTGTTTTAGTTGGTGTTGAACTTAAAAGGAGGTAGTTGAACATGAAAAAGCTACATTGGTGTGCGGTTTGTCACAAATTTGAAGAGGACAAAGAAAACAAAAAAGTCTACCCTTTCAATCCTGAAATCGAATATGTGATTACGCCTAGAATTTGCAATAAGTGTAAAAGAAAGAAGGTGAAGAAGTGATTCATTTAATCGCTTTATCCTGGATCATTTATATAGCGAAAGAGCAATTAAAAAAGCCTTCCAAATAGGAGGGCTTTGTTTTTATTTTTTTCTATACTTTCCGTAATATTTAAGCCAACTGTTACAAGCGCTTTTAGTGTGAATATAATCAATGCGTTCATAACCACTTTCCGCTTCTTCGATATCCATATCCATTTTTTCTATCGTCCAATCAACTTCTTTAATTAAAAAATTAATATCAACATCGTTTAATTCTAAATTTTCGTCAGATAAAACGTTGTCTATTTGTTGAACCGCTTCATAAGGTAACTTTTTGTAAGCTTTAACTACATCCACTTTACGTCCCATATCAAATTTCCTCCATATATCCTTCGACTTTATCATGCAATTTACGGTTAGCATCTACATAGTTTTTATATGTCACTGAAGTATCGCTATGGCCCAATAGTTCAGAAACATAACTGATTTCTAATCCTTTTTCTAGTAAATTTGTAGCTTGAGAAGCACGGAAAATGTGAGAAGAAAACTTTTCAACACCTGTTCGGCTACCGATCTTATCAAGGATTTGATTTACTCTACGTGTAGAAATTTGCTTCTTCGTACGTTCTGATTCAATAACGTATTCAGAATCCCATTTACGGCTATCTTTCATTTCCATAAGTTTATCATACGTTTTGCCTGTAATCATTGGAAAGCGTTCTTTGTCACCTTTACCAATTACACGAATTACGATACGTCCGAAATCATTATCAATGTCAGACCATTTTAAATTTACCAGCTCATTCACACGTAATGCTGCATCAAACAGAACGCGGATAATACACTCTTCCATTAAGTTATCACAAGCAAATGTAAGGTTCTTGATTTCAGACGTTTTAAGAGTCTTTACAGGCTTTTTAAGCTTTTTAGGTAAATAACTACTCAATTCCTTTTTATCAATGAATGGAGCTTTTTTCATACGTCCAGTACGGTTTAAGAATGAAAGGAATTCATTTGTGCTAACAGCTTTGCGTTCAATTGTAGCTGCTGATGTGTATTTGTTTTTAAGATGATCGATAAAATTAAGAAAGTCTTCCTTTTCGAAGTTGTTGATGTTCATATCCACATCATTTTGTTCCATATAAGTAACGAACTGATTAACGTCAGATACGTAATTGATAACTGTATTAGCTGATTTGTTGCGGCTTAACTCCTTTTCAAAAAGATCGATGTAGTGATTTAACGTTTTAACATTGTTGTATTTTGCCATTTTAATTTCCCCTTTCGGTTATCTTACTCTTAGTATATATGAGGAATACGAAGAAGTCAACTATTTCTTATAAGTATTTTTGGTTATAATAAAAAAAAGAAGGGTTTCCCCTTCTATAATCATTACTCTTCTTCAGGGTAATAGGACATACAACCACAACCACCGATATCATCCATATCAATGTTCTTCATGTTCTTAGCTTCATATTCTTCACGAAGCTGCTTTAAAGTTAGCTGGTACTTTACTTTATTCTTCTGTTTACGAAGGATAGATGTATCTTTACCTAAAAATTGTCTCATTTCCTCTTCTTTTTCTTCATGATAGCGGTACAGTTCAGGGAATTCTTTTAACAGGTTAATGAAGTGGCCCTGACCTCCACGTACACAAAATCCACCACAATTATTATGAGCAAAACCCTTACCGTATAGGCGCGGCGATGCAATTCCTAAAGCATTTAGATCAGCTAACATTTCTTCTTTAACTACGAATGGTTCTTCACACATTGGGAATTCTACCTTATAAGGCAACCAATTCTTTTTAGGTGCTTCTTTACGATGATCTTCAGTCCAATCAATTCCTAAATAAAGAACAACTTCATCCGGATCATACTGATTGATAATCTTAGCAGCAGCATCTTGTTTCAATTTGTGTGAACATTGAGCAATACGACTATTACCTATCCAACGTTCTTTCTTGAAAACCTCCCAGGGCGTACGTCCATCCATTGACCAATTCATTTGAGGAATACGTTTATTTACTAATTCTGATAATTCACGAAGGTATTGTTTTCTTTCTTCCATTAGCTCGTGAGATACATCAGGAATGTTTTTGGTTAAGTCTACAAGATCACTCACATGCACGTTAAATAGCTCTCCTGCTGTTTCAATCATAAACCGGTATAAATCCTTATCTTCGATTAAAGTATCCGTAAACATCAAAATAACGTCTTCTACACCATGCTTTTCAATTACACGTTTAGCGGTGGCCCAACTACCTACTCCACCTGAATAAAAAATAATGTGTTTCATATGAATAACCTCCTGGATTTTTGAATATACTACTATTAATACAGACAAGTTGTTGAAGATTATATGTAAAAAGCACCGGAATAACCGATGCTCATTTATATTAAAGATACAGTTTTAATGTACCTTGCAGCTTTTCAATCTTATCGTGAAGCATTTTAACTTCTTCCTGGTGAACACGATCATTTGCACTAACTTTATCTAAGAAGTCATCGAAGTTCTTATTCATTTCTTTGTGTTTTCTAGCTAGAATATCATTAGCTTCTTCGAATGCATCAAGTGTTTTCTGCTTGTTATCATTGCATTCATAAGCTTCTTCCAGCTCTTTTTTGTATGAAAGAACAGCTACTTCTAACTCATTAGCACGTTTTAATTCTTCTTCATACAAACGTTTATATTCAACAGCTTCATTGTAAGCACGTTGACCTTCTTCTTCAAGATGATCGTAACGTTCAGATAGTTGGTGTTTTTCCTTCAACACACGCTCATATGATTCATTACGTTGCTGGTAATCAGCTTCAAGACTATCGTTTTTTCGATGAAGACATACAACTTCTTCTTTTAATCGAACGTTTTCTTCAGATAAATCACGACAAGCAGCAGAAACATCAGCGTTGACACGTTTAGAATCAGTGAGATTTTGAGCTAATTTATCACGCTCAATACGAACAGCTTCAAGTTGTTCTTGTACATATTTAACGTTGCTATCTTTATGTTTGATTGCGGTTTCAAGCTGATTGATAACTGATTCTTTTTCAAACACCTTGTTTTCCCACGTTTCGTTTAAAGTAGCAACAGCTTCTTCGTAAGAAATGTGTTTCTGATCCGCTTGTTTCTGAAGACGTTTAATCTCCTGGTCACGAGAAGATACTTGCTGTTTGTAACTTTCAACTGTTTGCTCAAGATCAGTGATAACCTTGTCCATTTTACTTACTTGTGAAGCTGAAGTAGCCGGTTTAATAGCAGTAGCCATCATTTTCTTTTTATCCCCCTGTTTTTTAACACCTTTAGCACCATTTGAAATCTTAGCCGCCATTGCAGCATCAGTTAAACCATTTTCTTTCTTCCAACCATAATAAACAGCGTTATTAAGTTTGAAATGACGTTGAATTTTACCGTTTGAATTACCTTCATTACGCATTTTGTGATAAATTTCAACAGTTAATCCATTCAAAGGTTTTTTTGCGTTAAACATAACAACAACACTCTCCTGTTTGATTTTTTTAGGCTTGGACTTTCTAACTTGTGGTGCTCTCTCTTTCACTACGTTGTCGAATTGGCCCTGACCTTTTAGATATTTTTCTAACAGCGGCTTAACTTGATTTTTGATAATTCGAGAAACCTGAACTTGTGAAATCCCTAATGCTTTTCCTATTTCAGATTGTGTTCTATTATCCATCACAAGTTTAACCACTATTGCAGCACGTTCATCCAACGTTTCCAGGAACTCATTTACGAAAGTGTGTGAGTAATCGTCATGTTCGCCAATCATATCCGATATTGTTAGCGGATCACCGTCATTTTCGTAAACGGTTTGTTCTATGGATGAAGGAGTTCGTACCTTCATAAAATATAATAACTCGTCTACTTCCGATAAGTCAAGTTCTAATTTCTCTGCAATTTCTTCACGACTCATACCGTCACATTCATTGTATCGAAATTTGCTATGCAATTCCTTTAAACGTCTAGGAGTTTTTATTGTTCCATCATCACGGATAAAACGTTGTATCTCACCTATCATCATAGGAACAGCATATGTTGACCATTTAACACCATAACTATCATCAAAACGATCAAACGCCTTCATGTAACCCATAGCTGCAAGTTGGAACAGATCATTAGGATCATAACCACGATTGTTAAAGCGCTGAACAACAGACCATATAAGGCGTAGATTACGATGCACATGTTCTTCTTTATTTTCCAAAACACCTTCAATCATATTTTCCTGCTTAGACAAAATCATTCCCCCTTTTCATCGGTACGGCCTATTCACTATCCATTTCATTAACTAACGGTTTAGCTACGAATTTAACCACACCATCAGAAAAATCCGCTTTTACTTCCAGGGACATAATGTGTTTCGTATCATATGAATCAAGCTTGTACAAAGAAACTGTACGGTTAAATGCATGGTCAGGATTATCAGCTGTTTTAAGTATGTAACCCTTACGTTGAAATTCTTCAGCTGATCCGCAACGACTAACTAACATTAATTGCTGGTAAACATTTTCGATAACATCATTGTACTTCTGCATGATAAGCTCAAACGTTTTTGTGTAGTTAACCTTATCTGATGTAGCAGCATCAGCGTTAGCAGCTTTAACACGCTTGTAATTGACTGTTTCACCAAACGTATACTGTTTATTCTCTTCCATAACCTATAACCCCCTAATAATTTTAAATGCATTTAAGATATATTCCTGGTGTAATTGTTGTTCTAAGGTGTACCATCCTCTAACCTTTTGGCAAGTTGTACCTTTATTTAACCAAACATTTCCTAATTCGTCAACAATAATTTTATGGCCCAATGAATCAGCGTACATTTCACAGCTCTCTTTTACACGCTTTAAATCCTGATCTAACCCTGCTGTCAATTTACTTCCAAACATGATTTCCACCTCTTTTTAAAATTTGTTGTATCAATCCTGAATAACAAGGGTACAGTTAAATAATAATTAAATAATATATATAATTAAATATAATTTATAATTAAATATAATTAACATTTCTATTTATATTATAATTAAAATATAATTAACAGTTCAAGTAAATATAGTTCTTTATTAACAATTAAATATAATTAATAATTATTTATAACTAATAATTAAAACACTAATAACAATTAGCCTTAACCAACAAGAATCTTTATTTAATAATTAACAATAACTAATAACAAATATAAAAACATTGTCGATCAAAAATTGTGCGAAAGAAATTGTTGCAGCTTCTTCCAAGATCAGTTATAATACAAGCATAACGATATGGGAGGTTGAGAAAGTGAACGAATTGAAAATTGTTTACACTCAAAAAGTTTTAGGTAATGTATTCAGTATTTATGGTGATGTGGACAATCCTTTATTTTTAGCGAAAGATGTTGCTGAATGGATTGAACACAGCGCTACACATATGATGTTAAAAACTGTTGATGATGACGAAAAGCTGACCGAAACATTGTTTCTATCAGGTCAAAAACGTGAAGCTTGGTTTCTAACTGAAGATGGTTTATATGAAGTTTTAATGCAATCACGAAAACCAATTGCAAAACAATTCAAACGCAAAGTAAAAGAGATTTTGAAATCAGTTAGACGTACCGGTGCTTATATGACCGAAAACACATTAGAGCAAGCGATTAACAATCCTGATTTCACAATTGGACTTCTAACCAAATTGAAAGAAGAACAAGAACGTGCAAAGCTCCTGGAATATGAAAAGCACCTGAAAGAAATGTTGATCCAGGAACAAACACCTAAAGTTGAATCATATGACCGCTACATAGATAGCGAAGGGACTTACTGCATCCGTGACGTTGGAAAAATTTTAGGTTATGGTCAGAAAGAATTCTTCGCGTTACTTCGTGAGAATGAAATTTTATACAAACATCGGAATGTTCCAAAACAGCAATTTGTAGATAGTGGGTATTTCGAACTAAAGACAGGTTCAGGTGTCCACTCTGAAAAGACATACATTCAATCTCGTATCACTACTAAAGGATTGGATTGGTTATCGAAGAAATTCAATAAGACAGCATAACAATTAATCAACTTCCTGAAATTGGTCATTTACTAGGTTAATCCCCTGGTGATATGATTGGTTTCGAAAGGGAGTTGATTTTTTTATGAAGAAAATTGTTACAGCATCAGCACTAGCAGCAGCTTTATTAATTCCAACTACGAGTATGGCGGCTACTAGTTATACAGTTCAACCGAATGATACAATGTGGAAGATCGCGGCGAAGAATAAAGTAGGGGTACAAGAATTAATCAACGCTAACTCTTCGCTGAAGAATCCAAATTTAATCTATGTGGGCCAAAAATTAACGATCCCCACACAAGATAATTCATATGAACAACAAGTGATCCAGCTTGTTAATAAAGAAAGAGCTAAAGCCGGTCTTAAACCATTAAAGGAAAATTGGGAATTGTCACGAGTAGCTGAATTCAAATCAGCAGATATGCGCGACAAGAAATATTTCGATCACAATAGTCCTACTTACGGATCACCTTTTACAATGATTAAGAATTTCGGTATCTCATATAAAACAGCAGGGGAAAATATTGCCGCTGGTCAGAAAACACCTGAAGAAGTGATGAAGTCGTGGATGAATTCACCAGGACACCGCGCTAATATCCTTAATGCCGGTTATACTCAAATTGGTGTAGGTTATGTTGCCGGTGGTAGTTATTCAACTTATTGGACACAACAATTTATTTCACAATAAGCCTTGACTTTTCATCGGATGGGCCATATACTATTAACTACGGATAATTATTTCGTTACTTGTCTCTCGACTACAAGCCTGGAAAACTTGTGGTCTTTTTTATGTATATAGGGGTATATTCCGTTTTGGCTGATCCAACAAAAACCAACATCGATTTATTTCACACTCTCAACATTTGAGGTTGCAGCAGATGGGGGCCGTTTCCGATCAGTGACTTCACTTAAAAATCAAAGTCGATTTAATTCACAGTGTCAGTTTTCGAACCCTGGAAGTGGGGGCCATAACATTTTACAGCTTTTTTCAAAAATCCAGGATCGAAATAAATCAAAGTCTCAAAAATTCACTTTTCAAAACTTTTTATCAAAAACAGGTTTCACTTCCTGAAAAAGTGTCAATGATATAAGTGTAACAACAATTAACTCACTCTCTCAATGATTCTGTTAGGCTCGAAGTAGAAATGTGACTGAAATTTAATCCCCCTTAAATTGATGGTACGCTTTTTACAGGTGATATGCTAAAGAAAACACCTTTATTGATATGATTTATAATCAGATGTTTTTTTACTCCTCCCAGTTTTTTTCATCTGATAATATAATTCATGTTAGTATAGGTGTTTTCTTTTTTTATAAACAAAAACAAGGAGTGGATCAGGAATGGAGTTTAACAATGTGGCGATGGAGATTATGTGTAAACGATGCAAAACAACAACTGATGCAACAAATTTTCCTTCACATAAAATTGCTGTTAAGTGTGATTGTGGTGGATGGTTGATAACTCCAACAGGTGCTTTTGATGGACGTTTGGTTTATAAGAAGAAAGCAATTGCTGTTGCTAGTAACAGTTTTGTTTCAATTATAATTGCTGATTCTGTTGAAGATGCTACAAATTATTTCGAAAACCTTCACGATGAAGGAGTTTTGCAAACGAATGTAATCAAACCAACAACTTACCAGGACATAACTTTCAATGAACTTTACGAATATCCTGATGGAAGAAAAGAAAACGTGGTTGTTGATCTTTGTGACATCATCTTTAGTTGTCAACAAAACGTTTTAGAAGCTGTATGCATGACGATGGAAGAGTATCAGCAGAAGTTCTTCTGAACAAAAAGCTGATGTGCTCATTATTCCTATCAGGTCAGTTTAACTTTTTCTGATCCAGCAGCAGCTACCACCCTTACAGCTCAAAGGCTACCTTCCGTTATGTAGCTCGAAGGCCACTTTCCGTTATAGCGCCCACGTCACCAGGGCCACACCGCGCCGCGCCTATTAGGTCAAAGGCCATGTTCCGTTATAGGGCCGTTTTGCTCGTGCGCGTAACCTATTATGGGCTACCACCTGGAAACGTTTTATAGTGTGGGCCGCTACTGCTTATATATGTGTGTGGTGTGCTCACTCCATCCATTCACACATACAAGATAAGATTAACCATCACATAACTTTTAGGCTTTTCAGTTTCCTTTGTATCGCGTTTTTATTTAGTTTGAATATAAAACTATTCCAAACAATAAAAACCTCTTACAAATCAATCTGAACAGTTTAAAAGCTAATATCCTTTTTATATGCCATTAATCCATAAAACAAAAAGAGCACCAACATATATCACAGGCTTTTTAAAATCGTTTCTAACGTGTGTTAGATCGGTTTCAATACCTATGGTATACATCGGTGCTCTAAACGGTTACAAAGGCATTTAAACGCCTTGTAAGAGACAAATAAAAAAGCACCAACACACAAACCATTTTATAGGCTTATATGTTGGTGCTCGTTTATTTATTGGCACTCTTCGAATTCACTCACGTTTTTACATTTGTTACACTTTACTTGAATTTTACCTTTAAACATTCCCAATAGTAAAAGACGTTTACATACCTTACATCTGAATTGCTTCATGTTATTGACCGCCTTTCAAAGCTGATGCCATAACATAAGAGCCTTTACCGTTTTCAACTAACTTCTCAACCTTCAACAGATTGTTTTCTGCTGCATCATAAACCGCGTTGACGTAATCATTTACTTTTAACTTATCATCATACATTACAAAATCTTTGTTAAAAAATAAAACTTGATCGTTTACACAATTGTTATAGCATTCTGCAAAATAACCGTCTTTCTTAACTTCTGTTATTTTGAAAGAAGAGAAAGTGTATTCATCATTGTATGGAACATCGCTTGTATTCGCTGTTTTTGGCTGTTTACCGGCCTTTACTTCAGTTACACCGATAAATATATCCTCACCTTTTAGGGCGCGGTATTCAGCTTTAACAGTATCACCAATATGAATATCTTCTTCGTTCAGAACGTCAGAAGCTTCAAACGCTAGAAAATCCTTATCAGTACCCTTTGTAATGTTTTTAGCAACATAAAGGCCGTTATCGTTTTCCTGAACTTTGAAGCTCTCATAAACTAATGGGCTTTTTACCTCTTCTTCTTTCGTGAAATGGTTAAAACCTAGAGAAGCAGCAACACCAACAAGAAAACCTACCGGTAATAAAAATTTACGTTTGATTTGTTTCATAATAAAATCACTCCTAATTAGTTTTAAAACGCCTAATTTAAGCGCTTTATAACGCCTATAGACTTTATATCTATAAGCGCTAAAAACGTTTAAATATCAGTTCTTATACAATCATGTAAAGCGATGATAGTATCCATATCGTTAATGGCAAAATATACACCTTCTTCACAAGCTTCGCTCCAATTGTCATGAGTTTCACATAACCAAAACGTTTTCTCTCCATCTTGTTCAGTAAATCCAAAAACATAATCATAATGATGGTTGAGTATTTCAACAACTTGAAAACCTGTGTACTGTGCGGATTCTATAGCAGTTACTTTTGTTTCTCCATTCATAAAACGTTTGATAGCTAAAAATAATTCATCGTGGTTAATATCGACACTTACATCTTGAAAAAGGTTTAACGTAACATCCTTTTCTAGGAAAAAGTTTTCAATATTTGAATCTAAATCTAATTCATTGAATAATTGAATAGTCTTTTCAAGTTGCATAATCGCGTTGAATTCTTTTTCAGATAATTTTGATGTGTTCCACATAATAAAATCACTCCATTTAATAAATTTTAGATAAATTAAATTATCTATAAGAGCTATGAAACAAAGTTCATAACTCCTAACATAAATTAATTTAATCCCATGTTCGCGCCAATCGCTTCTATTTCCTTGATACCTGTAAACGTTTTGCGGAAATACTTAGCATCTTCTAATGTTTTGTATTCACACATTTCGCTTAACGTTTCAACTTGGTTTGTGTTGTGGTTGAACCATCTTAGTGTATAACGCTTTTCATCATCTTCGTTCATGCGTTCAGATGTTACAAAGATATTCATTTTGTTTGGCTGCAATTCGATAACAGTATTAAAGAATTCCATAGCTCCCTTATCGAACCAATGACCGTTAACACTTTCGTTTAATGCTTTCATTTCGTTAATAGATAGTTTTTTCACAATAAATCACTCCATTTTTTTATTTTCCAAACCTGGTAATGAATACCTAATTTGAAATTTTTTCAAAGGTTATTAAAACCTTTACAGAAGCTACAAACCGTAATTTGTAACCTCTAAAAAGTTTTAATTAAGAAATGTAGAAATATCTGTAGTCTTCATTTTCGTCTTCAAAGACTAGAACAACCGCTTCAGTGTTTGCAAGGCAGATGTGAGATAACTGCATTTCGTTATACTTGATGTCTTCCATAACGTTAAGCATTGGATATTGTGAACTAGAACTATAAGCAGTTTCAAGACCAATGTTATAAATGCCTTTGTCTTCAAACCATTCTTTGATGTAATGTTCAATTCCGAAAATTTCAAGGTTGCTCATTGATCTGAATTCACCTTTTAAACAAGAAATTGCATATTCATCAGTTACTTCTAAAAATCTTTTGTAATCCATTTAACAACACTCCCAATTTTTAATTTTTTAGGTTTTGGCCTAATTCAAAACATCAATTGTTTGATATCTTGAGTTAAGCCAAAAAGACTTAACCGGAGTGAGTGATTTTGTTATTCAGTTTTCAAGGATCGTGTTTCTTACTTATAACCTTATTATATCAGTTATTTCTTATAAGTCAATAACTTTTTTAAAAACTTTTTAATCAGTTTCGATTAAGTTGTTTTCGTTTGTTATTAGCTTATATATGTATATTACATCACTATTTCCTATAAGTAAAGCATTTCAAGCAATATTTTTAAAGATAGTGCTTTAGTCCCTGGAATTGTCATAATTTGTCAGTTTCCAGGACACGAAACAAACAAAAAAAGCCGCTATTATAAGCGACTCATTTATAAAATATTGATTTGTTTGTTAAGATGACTTTTTCAGCAGTTTCTAATTTTTGCGTGTGATCGTTTTTATTTACAAAATACTTTGTTGTATATGGATTTACATATCCTTCGTTAAAATCATTTGTATTCGTTTCAACAGTTAAAGAAGCATCTTTTAAAATACCTCTTACGACAGCATAAACAGCTTTTTGTTTTTTGGTCATAATACTTTTATGAGCTGATTCACTAATTTTAAAAGCAGCGTTTTCAATTACAACCGTTTCGGCATATCCAATAACTTTACCTTTATTCGGATTGGATTTATCAAGCGACTTAATAGAAAAGCCGCCTTTATGCAAATTGTAATAAGCTTCAATTCGTTCACCTACGTTAATATTCATGTTTTCGCGTAAAGTGATATTCATTCATTTAACCTCCTTTTGCTGTTCAATAAATCTTTCAAGGAAATAGATATTAACATCGATCTTAAAAGCTTCTATATCCTTGTTATAGAATTTTAGAACGCCTTCAAAGGTTTCAGTATTGTCGAGAAGATACAAACCGTTAAAACCGTCTATGGTTACGCTTATACCTGTATCAATTGAACAGATATCATTTAATGCACCATAAACACAATCATTTAACAAATCTTTATAATTGTAACCCTTTTTAACAAATTGAGGTATTTCCGTTTCTTCCACTTCTCTTTTTGCTTCTTTAGTTGCAAAGAAAGTTAAAGCGATTCTTTTTAATTCTTCGCGGATATATTTCGGAATTTTAACACGTTTGATTTCAAAAGTGTCAACATCTTCTAATTTTTCAATAACTGCGTATTCTTCGCTAGGCCATTGCCATTCTAAACGTTTATTTGATACGAAAAGTTCTCCACCTGAAATTTCAATAATCCATACTTTATTTTCAAATAAAACTTTTTCCATTTTACAAAACTCCCTTTTATTTAAGATTTAACCCTATTATAAACCCTTATTTCCTATAAGTCAATAGATAAGGCTATATATAGAAGACCTTTTTACTCTTATTCGGAAAAGGCCAAATAAAAAGAGAATATCAAAAGATATCCCCTTTATTCCTTAACTATGTCTATATAGGCTAGATATATAAGGCTTGCTATAATAACCGCCCATATAATCATGATACTTCATAACCCTTTTTATTAGCTTCTCTTATTCGCTTATTGTATTCATACGTACTCATGTATTCAGTAGTGTACTTAGTAGCCTTATTACTAATACGGTGTATCATATTAAGATCATTAGTAATAGTATGTAGTTTCTTTCTATTACGTATTGTAATGTATATAGCTTGTATACCCTTCATTGTATTACGGTTAATCATATTAATGTATTCATACTTCATTATTGCATATCCCCTTTATATATAGTATGTGTATCTATATGTATTATAACTATTACCTATAAGTACGTCAATACCCTATATGTATATACCATAGTGTATATGTATACATAATAGTAATAGTATATATAACATATAGTAATACATATGTATCATGTATATATAACAATATATATATAACATGCATTGATACATTGATACATATGTGTATGTGTGTGTGCTCTATGCATGTGTGCATGTGTGTTGCATGTGTTCATTGATTGTTCATTCATCTAATGTAACATGCATGTGTATATGTAACGTGTATATGTAACATCAATATCACTATATAGTAACATCAATATCAGTATATATAAATGATATATGATAACGTATATATAAGCAGCTCCAACATGCATAGGTGATATATAAAGCTATTGTTCGTTATATGTGTGTGAAATTGTTTTAGTCATTTTGTTTCCAGGAACATAAACACATACATTTGTCAATACTTTTTAGTTAATTTATATGATTGGATTTACTTATCAAAGGCCATTAGTATAATTTATTACCAGGAACACAAACGATGTGATATGTCAAGGAAAATATATATAAAATCAAATATAATATGGAGCTAATATTTGTTATATGTCATCAAAAATATATTGTTCAATTGATAAAGGATTCTACATACAATTAGCACATGGAGCACATCAGCACAACAAGGTAAACTACGTATAAGAGTCTTCAGGTCGCGCGATCTGTTACCCTAACCGCTACTATAGCCTAAAAAAATGCTTAAAAAAATATGCGTAAATGTTGGGCCATATACGGTCTTATATATGGGCTTCTTATAAGATAACTTATAGGAAATTACTGCAACGGCGGGTACTTTACATTGTTTTTCGTAAAATTTGATAAAAACGTTCCGTACTCCCCGCTAATTACTATCGGCCAATTTTCCCCTTCGAGTAACTAATTTTTCTCGAATAAATCCCCGAATATTTACGAGTAGTAGCTAAATATGACCAGGAATAGCAGAAGGGGGGTACTTTTACAAATAAGAAATAATCGACTTTTTCTTGATTTATCGGGCTTTTTTTATATTTTTTTGTGACATATAGCGAATAATAGCTTCTTATAAATGTTCGGTAAAATAGGTTAAGTAATAGAACGAGTAAAATGTGTGTATGATAATAGAAATAACTTACCAGGAAAGGATGATCCGGAATGATG